CTACATAACTGGGTTATCGTCAAATTCCAGCGTTCGCATGTCGTTTACCGCATGCATTATCACTCCGAAAATCCCGTCATCATCTTCTGTGTTTATCCGCTCCTTTCGCCCGTCACCGCCCAGGCTTTCCAGGTGCTTATATGGCTGAGTCCTGAACCGCCTGATATGGAACTCACCCGCCAACCTACAAACGACTACAGAGCCGTCACACGGCGTTGCCGAGCAATCAACAATGAGTAACGCCCCCTGAGTTATCCCAGCCCTCCAGTAAGTGTTCGCGGCCCGCATGAAGTACGTTGCGTTTGGGTGTGCAATAAACAGCTTATCCAGCGATAAGCGATCTTCGATGTAGTCTGTAGCTGGAGAAGGAAAACCCATTTCAAAGCCCCCCGTTCGGATTGAACAGCATAAAGGTACGCGCTTCCCCTTCTTCGGAAGAGATATCCTTGAAGGTTGTTACGTAGCACTCGATCCAGTTGTTAGCCTGCTTAAGTGACCAGTTCCAGTTGACCACCTCAAGCTGTTTAACAAAATCTTCCGTGGTGACGGTTCGCCGTCCAGATTGCTCAATCTTTACAGCGGCGCGGAAAGCGCCTTCTATCTCGTATTGCCTCGGCATAACCTGCCCTCTCGAAATACTGTTTATACGTACAGTATATTTTACCGTAAGGGCAGATCAAGAGAGATTTTTGTCGATTGGGTTATCTGGATGAAAATCGGAGGGATCTTTTACGAAGGGCTAAAGAGAAAATCCGGGAGCCTGCCGACATCAGCCAGGCCCCGTAATAACTAAGGAAAAATCTTGGAAAACGCACCGTCTCCATGGTGGGTAATTACTTTATAGATTTCCACCCAGTGTTTGTCATGGACTTATTTCACATTGATTTTCAAAGCCTTTAATGCAAATCAACAATTTAAAGGAACACTTAAGTGAGATTTTTTTCGCACTTAATGTATATCAAACTTCTTCGTTACATTGTTCATTATCCCTTCATTTAGAATGGTTATGTTCCCATATGATGAAACTCAGGCAAGGATTAGCCCAGGGAGGGCAACATGGAAGCTGATTTACTGTTATGCGCTGGCGTTCTTCAGGTGCTGTGCAATGGATTTGGAAAGGATGACCCGATATCGAGACGCGCGGCCTGTCTTGAATTATGTGACTCTGAGGAACGTTATAACGAGGTGATCAAAAAACTCGCCTCACAATCCCTTCTGGACATAGTTTACGTTCCGAATCGCACTACCAACCATGAAACGCTTTATCCAGTGCTTCACTACGGAACGCTGAGGCTTGTTCAGTTGTCCAGCGCTGAAAATGTGTTGATGGCTAATCTCGCTCCTCTGCGTCGTCAATAATACGCGCTCACTCCCCACTTTATCTTAACTGTCAAAGCCGCCTTCACTTCAGAAGGCTTGTTTTCTCCTCCCCCCCCCTGGGAGATGCCAAGAAAATGATCCAGAACGTTCGCTATCGTTTTATCGTAAGTGGCTCCTCATACAGAGGCATTTCGCCATTATCAGCGCCGTCGCCAGCCTCTTCCGCTGCTGACTGCTCCGCCTCTTCTGCCTGTTTATTCTGCTCCTCCACATAAGCAACCCACATGTTGTATTTTGAGTTAAACGGCATTTCAACGCGCACACTAACAAAGCTATCAGCCGGTATGTCGATCATGTCACCGTTTGAATAACCTTCTTTAATGTTTCTGGCGAACTCCGGCGCGCTATCATGGGTCCGGTGCATAGTTTTAATTAACAGTGATCCATCTTCGCTCACTGAATAATCAACCCATAACAACGGCTGGCCGTTTCTGTCCCTGGGTAGCTCAAATCCCCCCTCGATCCCTCCCCACGCCAAATCCGCATTGAGTCCCATACACCCGGTAATCTGATATTCCCCTTCACTAATACGAACTACTTCACACCCTTCTGATTCGTGATTTACTTCAAACTCCCCGTTTCGGAATATTTTCACAATCGGTGACGCTTTTTTTATAAATCCGCTGGCGTCTACGGTCGTGTTTGCGGTATGCCACAAAGACGCATCAACATAGGTTGCTACGCCTGTTGATTTACGAAATATCGCATCGCTATTGGAACGAATTCCGATAAACTCATCCGCTTTAGTGCTGTCAAAATTTCTTCGCCAGAGCATTGCATAACCTGATTCAGCACTGATTGCAGCTTGCATATTGGAGGTTATAGCTGTTTTGAATGGACTCGCACCAGAAGTTGCCTCAAAAGAACTACCTTTGAACAATCCTGGTATATCGAGGTTCCCCCCCTCACTGAAAGAGAGATAACGATTTGTGGCATTTTTCCCCCTTAAATGTAACGTCAAATACGCTATACCATCTGTCCGCACCTCACTATAAACGCGATGATAAAACTCCATAACTGTACCAGCTGCATTGTACTTTCTCGCAATAACAATACCGGACGGGTCCGTACTAACATCAGAATATCTATCAAGGTTCACCCCGCCAAAATAAGCACCAGTTCTCTTCCCAAGCTCAAGATTGTTTCTGGCAGTATCTATGTCACCTAAATCAGATAAGTTATTATTTTTATTTAATACACTGCTTAAAATGTACATCCATGACGGACCTGTAAATGTTGAACCATCTGGAAGGATTATTGTTACTTCGCCGTTTTCCGTTAATAGCCTCTGCCAGTTTTGCTTATCGTAGTTCAGGCCGCGTAGCGCCTCTGCACTCTGAGCAACCAATGCGGCCGTAACCATATTCAGCGCAACGCGCGGAACAGCGGACCAGGCTGCACCGGATTGCGTAGGGCCTGTGAAATTACTGACCAGTGTCAGCGAGGTATTACTGTTTACTGTTTTGATCGGGAGCGTATATGGAACACCTCCCACAGTCACAACAACGAAATCACCTGAAGCAAGCTCGGTAGTAAACGTAGTCCCGGTGCCGCCCACGGCAGAAGAATTATTTGTAAGAGTTAACGTTCCGGCTGACATGCGGACTCCTTTTTCAGAAAATAAAAAAACCCGCAGCGCGGGTTCAGAGAGGAAAGATGATAGGTTCTAAACGTACATGTCCGGTAGGACTGGAAGAGTTAGCGGGGTAACACTGTTATTGCCGAAAATAGCATACTGGTCGCGCCCAAGGTATTTCCCTCCCTGAACCGAAACACTGCCATTCTGCATTTTTAAACCGTACATCCTGAATATGTAATTCCCGCCTACGGTGTGGACCATAAACCCAAAACGCCCAAGCGGCACATAACCATTGCCGATGCTAAAAGCGCTGGTTGATGGTGTCCATAAACCATTCAGATACACGAAAGGCCTTTTCGTCGTTGAGAACGTGCAGGCCCCCGCCGCATTGAAGATATTAAAGCCCGTGCCAGGGGTCGGGGCTACGCCGCTGGCGAATATCACAATATCAATCGTGCCCGTCGCCGGTTGGTCATCGTTAGTCGATGGCGCACTGAAAAACCTGACAGTATTACCGTCAAAATCCACGGTATTACCGCTATTGCAGCGCCCGAATACGAGGTATTTGCTCTTGTCATACCCTGCTATCGTCGGTACAGCCCATCCACCAGTGGGAACAGAAACAGTTCCCTTCCAGATACATTGCCCTGACTGCGTGGCATTCGTTATGGCTGTAAAATCGGTGCTGTCACTGATAAGCAACCCCACACCCGATCCCTGGCTGATAGGGAAAATCTGCCATACACTGCCGCCGAATGTGTAAGTGCTTTCTCTTTCGTTAATACCCAGCGATTTCATTGTTGAATTCTGAGTTACTCTTGCCCCCGCAATAGTTATGGAGTTTAGTCTGTGAAGCAGACCGGAATCGAGATAAGACGTGGCATACGGAATAAACAAAACTCGAGAGTCAGTTACATGGCCTGATACATCCACGTATTTTGAACGCTGGTAACCAGCTGTGAAAGCGGCACCAAACGACGGGCATCTAAGCCCCGCCGTTATCTCCATTGCCTTGCCGCCGTCATTCAAATCAATCAGCAAACCAGTAGGCATATATCACCATACCCCTACGACAATTTTACCGCCATCAGGCGTGTTGACGGTCAAACCATTGCCGTTAATCACCGTAACGTTGTTCGAACCAGCAAAGGAAAAGTTACCGCTGGTGGCATACAACGCTCCGCGAACCGTGGCATTGTTCAGCTCAGCATTTCCGCTTTTAGGCAAATTCCATCCGGTTCCGGTAGCCCCAGAAACGAAGTCTGTTGACTGAAGTGTGTCAGATATTTTGCCGAAATTAATGCTGGCATCCCGGATAAAGGCATCACTAATGAACACCTGACCGTTCACCACAGAGAAAGGAGAATACTGCGTATCACCGCTGCCGCTCATCAGTACGAACTGATTAGCATTGAACCCAATACGGGTTACAACGGGCTGGCCCTCCTGCGCAAGGACGGCGATACTCATCCCGGCGCTGTACATCACATCGTTTATCCGAACCCCTACTTTAAGGGTATGGATTGCCGATGCGCCTGTTGTGTCAACCACTGCTGTAAGTTTGTCCTCAAGCACCGCTGTCACATCCTCAATCTGGGCCTGTACCTGGGTGGACATTTCAGCCATAGCCTTATCAACCTGCGCGATGGTTGTTTTCACGACAAGAATATCGGCTCGCACTTCACCATAATGCGCCCACTGGTGCTCGACTGTCCCATGGTTCGCCAGGGCGTTCTGAAGAACGCCCTCTAAATTGGTATCAATATCTCCTGTTAATCGGTCACCGTCTGCCGAGGTAAGAAAATCATCGGCAATATCACCCAGCAAATCCCCGGCATCAGCACTACTCATTCCCATGGTCCAGTCTGTCCAGTCGCCCACATTGCCTATACGATCAACAAGTCGCACGCGATACCATTGACTGACGCCCGCCTTCATGGGTCCATGCTGATAGGTTGATGACGGGTAGGCCAGCAAAGTGAGTTGCTGGGGATTTTGTAAATCGGACGTAGTAGCACGCTCAATTTCGGTGTATGCCGTATCGCCCGAGCCGTCAGGAAATGACCAGGACAGATCGATATTCCACACCACGTTATCACTGGCGCGAAAATTAGTGGGTGTCCCGGGTTTGCCTTGCTTACCAGAGAGAAAAGTATTATCTGCATAGCCCCACGGTGATGACGTTTCCTGCGCATTCAGTGCCCTTACCCTGACATCGTAAGAACCTGAATAAATCCCTTCTACAGAGAACCCCTGAGCGCTTGATACAGGTACGTTGATCCAGTCGCCGTTGTCCTTGCGCCACTGAGCAACATAGCGGATTGCGCCCTCTACCCTGGCCCATGAAACGTACATTGTCGCGACGGTCAGCCCCTGGGCGACGTAATCCGTTTCCTCGATCACGATGTTGTCAGGTGCGTCGAGAACGTTAACTGGCGTGACCGTAATCGGCGGACTTTCAATGCGCACGCCATCATCGATATAGCGATATTTCTCCGGATCGTGCTGAATAGCGGAAATGGTGAAACCGCCCGTTTCATCGTCATTTGCCGCAACTGACATGACACGAAAATACTGGATTGCCACCCTGTCGCTGTCGATGGCCCAGACCGCTCCGTAAACGGGGGTCTGACTGAAAGCGGTCGTGATAGTTACCGTTTGTCTGTCATCGCTTAAAGACTCAATGGTGCGGGACTGCGTGGTACCATCAGGCATATTCATGACCAGACGGTCACCGGCCGCATACTCAACTTCACGATCGAGAGTAATCTCCCGCCCTTTAATCGATTTCATCCTGCCGCCATTCTGCAGGCCAGCACGGAATGGGTCAGCAATACCGATAACCTGCGAAGGCAGCGGGATATAACCATCCAGCCCTACGCCGAAGGTCACTGAACCATCTTTCACGCTCGACAGTAACGCCCACCGCCCCCTGCGATGCGCCTCACTTTGTTTGGTACATCCTATTGCCGTCAGAGTGAGTTGATTAATCTGATAACGCTCAACCAGTTCAGAGTCATAAACGCCCTCCACAGTGTCGCTGTAATGGTTGATGGGATCAGACCAGGACACAAGACAGGAGGAATAGCGGTTTTTATAGCTGCCGCCTGCGTAGGTAAAATCACCGTTAATGACGTTTGATGCAGTGTAAACCCAGTCCACGTCATCCTGTGGAACGTCTGCTTTGACAAAAAGCTGCTCATTACCCCAGAACGTGATGCCGCGAAAGACCGCCGCCAGATCGTTCAACACTGTATAGGCGTCCTGCTGGCTTTGGATGAATGCGTCACAGGTGAAACGGGGTTCGGTGCCGCCAGCACCGTCAGAAACTGATTCATCGCAATAGCGCGATATTTCGTACAGCTCCCACTTGTCCACCATGCTGGCATCTATGCGTGAACCCATGCCGTAAATCTCATCAAGGATCAGGTCATAGAAAATCCACGCCGGGTTGTTACTGTATGCCCACTTGAAACCACCCGACCAGCTCCCCGAGTATGTGCGGTAAACCGGATCATAATTATCCGGCACGCGAATAATTTTACCTTTAGGTTTGCACGTTACTTTCGGCGCTGAACCATTGAACTGGCTGGCGTTGACTTCGATATAAAGCAGCGCCGTGTTCGGGTAACGAAGTTTGCTGTCGATCACTTCCGCAAAAGAAGACACGCTGAAAGCGTTAACCAGTTTCGAATCAGTGGAGTCTGGTGTCAGGCGTCTCACTCTTACCGACCAGCCGGTAACGGATGTCGGAAAATTTATCCGGTGATCGCGCTGGTATTCTGACGTGGTTTTCCCGTCAAATTTAGCCCTGACAACTTCCTCCCATGTGCCACCATCGGTTGACAGGTCAATGGCATATTCAGTGACCGTGCCTACCATGTCGCCATTGTCTTTATAACGGTATTGAGCAGGCAGGCTGAGTTTAATTCTCACGGCATCGAGTACGAGATTCGAGAACTGACGCGTCCACGGCACAGACTCGGTGACCTTCACCCCCACTGACATTTCGTTATCAACTTCCGGCATCCCCGGAATGTATTCCTGATCCTGTGTTCCGGTTCGGAACTCCCAGGTAATCCCCTCAAAGTTATAGCTGCCGTCCGCGTTCGCCAGTGGCGTATCGTTGAGATAAATCTCCTGTGCGGTGAGATCGCCCTGAATTTCACCCTCAGAAATTGCAATGAGCATTTTCAGCCGTGCTTCTGAAAGTAAATCATCAGGCTGTTCAACAGGCGTGTGCGCACTGCCCCCGCCGCCCTTCCTTCCTGCAAAAGGTTTCTCAGTAAATGAATAATTCATATTGCGCCCATCAAAAAGGCCACCCGAAGGTGGCCTGAAAGAAAACTCAGATTACTGCTGATCGCTTGAGAACATGCCAGCGCTGATAATTGCCCCTCCGACCTCGCGAGCGCCGTAAAGCACCGGAACGGGATACCCCATCGAGACGGTATTCACCGGGGCACCAAAAGCGTAATTCGGCTTGTTGTCTGTACTTGAAGATGCGCCAACGTTAAAAGAGGGCTGCGGGGTCAGCATCTGCACCACGCCGCCCAGCATCATACTGACACCGATGGATGTGAGTGCCGTAACAGCTGCACCTGTCGCAGTTGTGGCACCAATTGCGGCCCCATACAGCGCCAGAGAACCACCAGCAGTAAAGAACGCGGCAGCAATGGCTACCGCCCCGATGACAATCTGCAGCATTCCGCCGTTTTTCGCTCCTTCCAGCACCGGTTCAATGGTAAATACATCCCCGCCCATCGTCATATCAAACTCACCAATCCCGATATTGTTGCGACCGCTGTAAAAGGCGAAGCGAATACCGTTAATATGAGCCTCGGACATATATTTTCGAAACCCAGGCACTTGTGAACACATCGCTCTGAGCATTTCGCGGAGGTCTGCAACATGAAACTGGTGAGTTTTACCGAATTTTTTCGCCATGCGGCCTTTAAGAATCAGCGTTTTTTTCAAGGTTTACTCCTTTGTGTCTGACCACGCGGACCGTTCGGTCACGGTAATACTTGCCATACGGCACGCGCGTTGAAAGCTGTCCAAACATGTGATGCAGCATCTGATTATCACCCAGATATATCGCGGCGTGGTTGGTTACAGAGGCGCTGACCTGCATCATTATCATGTCTCCAGGCTGCATCTGATTAACGGGTACTTCATAAAATCCTTCACGCTCCCAGTTATCGTCATAACGGTTTTCCTTACCGCCCACCCACCATTCGCAATCGACAGAATAATCACCCACAGCCACGCCATGTTCTCGCTGGTAATATTCCCTAATCAGTGACCAGCAATCGGCATATCCTAGCAACCACTGGCGCCCGACATAATCGCGATCTTCACGCGGTGAGATGGTGCAAAAATCCCCGTCAGGCCAGGACATAATTCCCCACTCAATTCCTGACCAGTCACACTGGATACGGTCAAACTCAGAAGGCACCAGGCGGGTTACATCAGGGTGAGAGTGAATAACCATAATAATCTCACCCTGTTTTTCGGCAGCGCGTCGGTCATTCGGTGACAGGGTGAACGTTTCGGTCGGGTCATTCGCTACGTTACGGCATGGAATGTATTTCTGCCCCGTGCTCGCTTCCACAATTACCCCGCAGGCCTCTTTAGGGTATTCCGCCGCTACGTGTTTGCGGATGGTGTCCATCAGACGTTTACGCATGTTATTTCCCCTGTAAATTTGCAGCAGGAAAGCCACCAAACGGTAACGGCTGATCATCACCATACCGATCCTGACAGTCGCGCATACGCCCACCGCAGACATCCAGCCCCGGGTTATCCGTTGGCGTACCGTCTTTCTGAAAATACTTCGTTCCGTTGTAGTCGCAGCCATTACCTGTGCGATACCAGCCCCGCAAGCACCAGGTACAGACGGGAAGGATTTGCCTGGCCGGCAGTTGCAGGTTCTGGATGTCAAAAGGTGAACACAGCTCGAAATCAATCTGAATGCGTGACTCGGAGGTTTTGGCGTTGATGTAGAAAAGCTGAACGCGCTCTTCGTTCGGGCTGGCATCAGGATTGCCATCAATCCAGTTTGCCGCGTCGAGATATTTCGCAAGAGTGGTCCGAATGCGCACCCTGGCTTTCACCATGTCGTCATACTGAAGGCAAAGCGCAGTAACATAATTAGAGACATTGCCAACAGATAGCGTTGGTGTAGGCTGCGGCCCTGAGCCAGACAGCTCAATACCCGTGATCTCGTATGGATGCGGGTCGTATTCGTTGCCCTGCCAGATGATGGAGGGAAGATTGTCAGCAGCAAAGGAGGCCCAGCCCTCGGTATTGATATTGTACGCATGGAAGCGCAGCACCTTTTCCATACCGAACGCAGTGCCGTCCACTTCGATTAAGTGGATCAGTTCGCCAGGCTCCAGCGACTGGAAATCAGCATTTAGTCCCATAAATTTTACCCATAAAAAAAGCCGCATACGCGGCTGGTGGAATGAATCAGATTTTACGGCGCAAAGGCCTGTTTGAAGGAAAAGCCGAGAGTGACCACTTTCCCGGATACAAAAGTCGGTTTGATTGAGTCAGGATTCACCCGGTAGAGTTTTTTCTCACCCCACGGATTTGACCACCAGAAGGATTGATGAGCGTGGGAATGAAGAAATGCTCTGATAGCAGCTACGTCATTCTTCTTACCCGTCCACGTTAAATCCCACTGCTCAATTACAGTATTGATTCCATTAATCGCAACCTGTTCGTAACCATCACCAAATTGGGCTGTATAGAGATTTATTGTGTCGTTCGCGATTGGAGAAACCTGTGTGGGCCATGTAAAGGTATTTGCCATAATTCACCATTAAAATAACCGCCACAACAGAAAGGCGGTTATTTTTTCGAGGGTAGTCAATATTAAACCACCGGAATATCACCAGATACTAAATAGTCCATCAATTCTTCATTGCGAAGCACTCCATCGTAAAATATATATCCCCATGAATTTATGGATTTAAGCTCACACGATGCTCTAAACTGCTCCAACTGATTTCTCACATCTCTGCCCTGAGCACGAATACTTCTAACATGGCGTAACAACCGCATGTAGTTTGCTTTGAAGTAACGATAATAACGCTCCGGTAAGGCCAATTCATTGATATGTCTAGAGATAAGATTCGACTCATGGATCGGGATTTCAGGATTAGGTGTAAGACTAATAGAGGCCGGTGCATTGAAAGGGGCTGTGATATTCAAAATCAATACTTGTTGTTCAGTAAAGTTGTCAAAGTAAGGATGGATAAATAATCTTCTACCAAAATTATCCTTTGTCTTGTTACTTTTTTTTGATTGGCAAATGTCACACATAGGAAACAAGTTTATTATTGTCACAGAAAACTCAGGGTAATCGTCCTTGGGCAAATAATGGTCGAGTGTATTCGGAGTTCCATCTTCACCGCATGCAGGACAATAATCCAACTCACGATTACGAAGCTCTTCTAAAATAGGTTTTTGTACAGACTCAGGTTTCGCTGAAAGAAATAGATTTTTAAATCTTCCATGAACATTAGGATCATTCATTTCCATCCAAGTGCTCACAACCTCAGGATTACCTCTAGCATGAGAATACAGAGCCACTCGTGATTTCCAAGGAGCTTTAATTCGATTGAAATAGTTCCTATGGATGCCCCTCTGACGCTCTTCAACAATCCGTTCTATCAGTTCTTCGTCATTTAACGCCAATTCAGGGGTGTCTAAGCGTATCACCATTTTCCCTCCTGCATTGCATTTATTTGAATCATCATCTCTTCGTTTATATTCTTCCCAAGAGCTTTGATTAGTTTTTCACCACTCCCGTATTCCTTTATCTTTTTTTCCAACCAAGATTCAAAAGGCTTTGACACTGATTTATCACCAAAAACATAGGAAGATATCCTCTGAATATCCCCCCCGAAAGTTTCAAATGGAGGATGATTAATGAATAAAGTGTCACTATTATTCTCAAAAACATGAACGCAATCTTTCGGTAATTCGCGAACAGTAACTAAAGAATGTGTAGCAAATAATGCCTTTGAACCAAAACTGCTTAATATTTCCTTTAACATTTCAATAAACGCGATTTCTAGCGTCGGATGCAAGAATAATTCCGGCTCATCAATAAGGATGAGACTATTGCGACGTATTGCACCCAAAATATTAGTCACCATATATGAGAACAAACGTTGCCCGGAACTTAATTTAATTGGTTCTCCATCTTTAATGAATGTAATACCAGCATTAACATCCAAATATTTTCTTAATTCATCTGTATTAGGCTCATTGAATCTATGAGATGTTATTGGTATATAAGCCTCAGGAACACCGTACAGCTTTGCTTCATTATTTATTAAGATTGAAGAAGCATCACTTCCCCATAATTTTTCTTGAAATAATACATCCTTATTACCATAATGATTCACACCGACGGCAATGTAATCAAAATCAATAGCCTTGTTAAGAACCGAGTACAAAGAGTCTATCTTTTTTGCCCATGTTTTTATCTCACCATATCGACGATCATCATCGAGACAGTTGAGCAGCGAACGCGCCGCATTAATTTTTGGCCATTTTCTTGAAAGTACGATCTTTTTTGGAGTATCAGAGTGTGGGTTTATCGTATGTTCATAAGTGCGTAATCCAAAATATCGATAACTATTTTCATCTTTTTTCTTGAACCCAGCAGTTTGATCAAAATCAGAGCTATCAAGAGGGAAAAGCTCAAATGGACTGTAGGAAACCACCACTAACTGATTAATATTAGGTTTTTCTGCAAACCCAGTTTCTAAAGTAGTTTGTTCACTTTCGTTGAACCAAGCCTCTACTAACTGAATTAGGGCTTGAGATTTACCGACACCATTAGGACCGATTAAAATATTTATATCATGCGGCAATGGTGTTTCAGAATTAAAATTAAGTTTAAGTTGCTGAGAATCACCAGAAACTGTTTTGAAACGAAAATTAATATTATCTATGACTATAGTTTTTTTTCCAAGAACACGCCATCCATCCAGAAAAGCTTTGACGGCCCCCCTTTCACGAAGGAGAGACACCTTGAAAGCACTTGAATTAATCATTCTCATGCTAACTTCGTCCTCAATTATATGTGACATATAACTTGCATCGCGGAGAGACTTTGCAACCTCGAGAGCTTGTGTGGTACCGAGATGCCCATCAATAAGCTCATAAAAAGTGATGTTCTCAGGATTAGAAATATACTCCCCCCCCTCTATAGGGAACTTACCATCCCAACCGCTTTGCAATAGGCTCTCAAGATATAGGTGGGAAGTCATTTCATCCTGAAATAAAATTTTGATTGGTGGTAGTTGTACATCAACACCATTCATTCGACAATATACAGGAAAAGATGTCTTATGATCATAATCATCCCATGCATCATATAAGAGAAAGATAAAGTTGTCCTTTGGGGTTTTTAGAAACTCATTCATTTTGGCATTATCTTTTCCAACATAAATTACTTCCATAACATCTTTCTCCAATCCATCAACCAGTTAAAATCACGTTAAATTTTTAACATTTCACCTTACTATAGTCGAACCATAATTTTCTTATTGATTCAATATTCAGTATTCCCGATAAATTTAAAATGTGCGTTTAACGTAAAGTATCCCCCCTTCTGTGAGCTCCTTCCGTAACCGCATCGAAACTTCTTGCTGAACCACAGATGCTATCAGTTTACCGATGCTTTCAGCACTCTTTTGGTTTGAATTATTTGCCACTGCACCACCCTCCTGAGTGACAGTTACAGGCGCATCCACATTGACCGTCAGTCCACCACCGGAAAGCCCATACATTGGTGCACGCCCAACCACACCGCCCTCGGCATAGCCCTGCGCGTTGTGCATCATGGCATAGAGGTTTTCGACACCAATAGCATTGGTGGCCTCTTTGGTAAACACGAACTCGCCACCGTGAACAATACCTTTAGGCTCATACTTACCACCTGCGCCGGTATAGCCCCCCACGTCAAACTCAGGGATGTAGCCGCCGACATATGCCTGCTTGATACCTAAAATATTGCCAAACGCTGTACCTCCAAATGCTGCTTTAGCAGCATTCAGCAAAGCTAATTGCGTTAGCATCTGTGTAATACCTTTTAGGAATGTAGTCAGGTAGTCCTTAAAATTAGCTTTTCCCGTTGTGAAGAAATCAGCCAGGCTGCTGGACATTGCACTGAAAGCCCCCTGGCTGACGCTCGCCACATTGCCGTAAACATTGGTGGCTGAATCCTCATACTCTGCCCACCCCTTTTTAGCCCCTGCAAGCCAGTCACCACGAAGCGCATCCTCTTTGGCATATCGTTCCTCCAGCTTGTCGAGGGATTCTGATTTGTCAGTGTCAGAGGCTTTCATCAGCTTAAGCTGTTCACGTTCCCTCTCTCGCTGCGCCTGCCTGTTACTCATGCCAGCGGTGCTATCCATTGCTGCAATGAGGGCGCTTTGCTGCTGGATAAATTTCAGCGAAGTTTCATGGCCTTTTGCTATTTCCTGAATATCTTTTATCCGCTTAGCCTCTGCGGATTCAGCTTCAAGCGCAGCGCGGATCTCTGCGCTCCGGGCAACCAGACTTTTTTGGTCAGATGTTAAAATCCGCTTTTGCTTCAGGTCAGCGATCTGCTGATTAAACTCAAGAAGGCGCTTTTCTTCAGATGTCAGGTTTTTGGTTGTTTCATTCTGCTCTTTCAGTACAGCCAGGCGTTTCGATGACTCCTGAAGCATCCTTGTAGCAGAATCATCGGTGTAGGCTTTTTCTTTCTTTTGGCCCTTTTGCTGGCTGTTGGCGTAACTTTCATTCTCACGACGAATTGCTTCATCCTTTGAGGCCTGGGAAGCATAGGAATTGCGAATTTCAGCCAGGCGTCTCTGATGCTGCTCTTCCTTATTTTCGTATTGTAACTTCCACTTCTGATCGTCGTTGAAACTGCGCTTCCTGCGCTCTTCTTCATCTCTTTCGGCCTTTTCACGCGCAGCAGCAATATCAGCCTGAAATTTTTCCTCCTGTAAAACGTCCAGTGACTTTTCAGCCCCGTAGTTATTCATCCCCGAAGGGGTGGGTATTTTTCTGCTGGCGCGTTTCTGAAGGTTTTCTATCTGGTCTTCGATGGTTTCCGGACGGCCGATCCCCAGCATCGCATCCCAGGCTTCAGCGGCTTTCTGCTTGATGGCCTGCCAGCCCCATTTCATAAAGCCCAGGTTGTTGGTTATGTCAGTGGTACGGTTTTGAATGGCGTCGGCATACGCATCCATCGCGATTTTTGCCGCGCCGGTAGTATCACCAACCTGTGATAGAGAATTAATTTGTTCAAGCTGGCTGGCGGTCAGAAAGTGAAGCTGCTCATCCAGTTCCTTAGCCGCGCTGAGAGGCTCCTTTTGCAGTCGCGCAAAATGCCCGACCGTCGCATCGACTGACTGGCCCGTAACCTGTTCAAGTTTGACCGCAGAACGGGTAATCATCTCAAGCTGGTTGCTTCCAAAACGTCCTGTGCCGACAACTTTAGACAAGGCTGCCGCTGCATCACCACGCGTGATGCCGTTGCCTGAGATAGCTTTCGCCAGATTGTGAAGTTGTGACGTAGTACGCCCTGCATAACTTCCGGTCAGCGCGAGCTGCTTATTAAACTCGTTGCTTTCTTTCTCGCCTTTGTAATAAGCAATGCTTAAAGCGAGTACCATCCCGGTCAGCCCTGACACAGCTGGAGTGAGCGCCCCGATATTGCCAAGAAATGACGTTCCTGTACCTGCTACACCGCCCAGGTTGCTTCTGACGAGTGAAGCGGCCAGAGTGCGCAGGTTCTTACCTGCTGCTGCCGTCTTCACATTGAAGCGGGCCGTTCCTTCTTCGGCCTTTTTCAGCTTCTGAATATAAATCTCAGCCGCTGACCCTGCCCCCAGCTGTTCAGCCCTGTAGCGCAGCAATTCTTCGCGGGACAGGCGCGTGGTGGCGACCTGGTCTTTCAGCTTTTTGAGAAAAACTTCACGCGCTGCCGCGGCACTTTCTTCCGCGCGTCGGCCTTCGATCTGTTTGGCGGTAATCGCTGAAAGCAACGCCAGGTAATCTTCCTGGATAAGATTCCCGGATTTTTGCGCCGCATGAAGGCGGGCACGGATTACCGCGATGTTATCCGTTTCTTTGGCCGCATTTTTGATGCTGTCGATCTGTTTATAAAATGCCGACGCCAGTTCATCCTGGGCGCTGGCATTTTTTTTCGTTGCTGACTCAGAATCGGTCAGCCGTTTACGCAGTTCATCTACCCTGCGGTGCGTTTCATCAACGCTCTGGCTCAGTTCATCGGCGGAGCCAGCCCCGCCCTGCGCCGCTTTGCGAAAGTTATCCAGCTCCTGTGTGCCTTTTTCCAGGCTACTGGTATTCACACGCAGTGAGATCGTGGCGATATCACTCATCAGGCCACCTCTTTTTTGTGCATGGTTTTCAGAGCGGTTCGCTCCATGATACGAATGTCATTTAGCGCGGTTGCCTCGTCATCAATGCCGTGAACGCGCATCAGCCAGGGCAGGACGTTGTAATCAAGCCCTGTCGCGCCTCCAAAGCCGGTGCGCCATTGCGTAGACAGCGACTGGAACAGGCAAAAGGCGGGCCACACATCAGGCAGAACGTGAACGATCACATCGTCATAATCGTCATCAGTCAGCCCGAAGGTGGCCATGTCTTCCGCTGCCACTTCAGGCGTATAGAATGCAGAGGCAACCGCTATCAGTTTTTTTCCCGGTGCCCCATCAGTTCGGCGTAATATTGTTCGGTGATCGCACCCGCCGCGCCCAGGTAGTTATCCAGCAACACTGTCAGGTTTTCGCGGGTGTAAGGTTCAGGCAGCGCCCAGCCCTCAATAATTTCAGACAGGAAATCAACTGCTGTTGCCCCTTCACGCTTTTCCATCTCTTTAATCTGATCCGCAGATTTATGACGGAACGTAAACGTCAGAACGCCAGCATCTTCCCCGGCACGCGGGATCTCAACGTTCGCTTTAAAGGTCGGTTTCGGTTGCAGTTCAAATTTTGTAGCCATGTTTTTTCTTCCTCAGAAACTAAAAAGCCCCCGAAGGGGCGAAGATTAGTTAAACCGGATTATTCTTCCGTAACGGTGACTTCACCCGTGGCGGTTTTCTTGCCGTCAACGGTGGTGCAGGTGATCGTCGCGGTCCCTTCAGCGACCGCAGACACTTCACCGCTGGCGCTTACGGTCGCCACCTCAGTATCTGAACTTGTCCAGGTCACCGCTTTATTGGTGGCGTCAGCCGGGGCAACGGTCGGCGTAAGCTGGCCTTTTTCACCGACAACCAGATCTAACGTGGTTTTGTCCAGAGTTACGCCTGTCACCTGCACCGCTGGAGTGGTGACGTTGGCGATTTTGTAGAACGTCATAGCCGGAGACTGAAGGTTGAGAACCGCGCTTACGGTTTCGACTGAGTTAACGGCGGTCTGCGGGATATCATTAAAAGAGGCTGTCGCCGCCCAGTAGCGGTTTTCTTTCGCCTTAGGCACGTACATATATGCCGCCACCGTTTCTTCGTCTTCGTCGAGCTGGCGTAGCAGTGGGTAAACCGGAAGCGATGAATCATGCGCGATGGTATAGGTCTGAGAGCTGGCTGATTTGTAGGTGTTCAGGTTTCGCTGGCGGTCATCAGACAAAAACTGGATCTGCGTGGTGTTTTGCTCGCCACCCGCGTTCGCCACTTCGGTGATCTGAGGGATTTCAGTCCATTCGGTGACTTTGCGCAGCGTACCGCTTCCGCCGCCAGCAGGATATTTCCCGGTGTTGGTGGTGTTGACGTTGCGAAGGGTAACCGCAGAACCGGCAACGGTATCAACCAGCGCTACGACGTTATCAATTCCGGTCCAGTCGCAATTGACGTGTACCACGTCACCAGGGGCAAAATCTCCTTCGCTTTCGAGGGCGACAACGGTATGTTCGGCGTTCGTGGCGCCGGTAAACGTCACAGCAGGATCATAGCCCGACGCCAGATAGACGTGCGAACCGTTAGGCAATGCAAAGCCCATAGAGATATCTCCATTGAAGTAAATTAAAAATGTGCGGCAGAGATCAGAGGATGGTTTCTGCGCGGTAGGTCAGGCTGACCGGAACAGTCCAGTTCACGCCGTTGTTGATGCCAGGATGGATAGCAGGGAAAGATATTACCCAGCAGGAAAAACCTTCCCCGGATAGCTCAAGATTTTGAGGAAAAAGCGCGGTGATATTTTTTGCCGTCTGCGCGGCCAGCGTTCTCCCGGATGCCGCTCGGGCGATCACATTAACCTGATAAACACCGGGAAAAACCAGACACGTTCCGGCAAGGTCAATGCTGTAAGGTGTTGCCGGCAGGTCGTGCGACTGAAGATAAACGCCCGTTTCGGGCGGGGTGAATTCCACGTTATCCCAGGAAACGGGAATACCCTGCTCATCAGCCCATTTTCCCAGATGCTTATCCAGCAACGCAGCAATGTCAGGCTGAATACTCACGATAACCGCCTGATTTCCACCCTGCCGTAAAGCGTGGTTTTCTCCACCTCGCCATTCAGCGCCTTCATCAGCCCCCGTCCATCAGCAACGGCACAAATCACCAGGCCTTTTTCATCATCAGCCGTCAGGCAATATTTGATGATTTCACCATCGAGCCTGACCTCGTAGCGCTCTGCGCCAGGATTGATACGTTTACCGGGATCGTCATCCAGAACAGTGATACGCATGATTAACTGACCTCCTTAGCCGCTTCCTCAAAGAATCGCGCCGCTTCTGCGGCAGTGATACGCACCATCCCACCCGGAGCCTGTGAAGAATGCCCCATTTCAAGCGGATAGGCATAAGGGACGTTATTGCAAAAAAAGACCTCCTTCATGCCAACGCGAAACTGTGACAGCACATAATTTCCGGCGCGCAAAGTTTCACTGCCGCTTTTATCAATGCGCCCTGTTTCTTCCGTTGTCCTGGCGTCGAAAGACACCTGCCAGTTACCGCGAAACCGCCCGCCCGTGTAACCTGCCGGGGATCTGATCGCCATGCTGTCATGCACCTTGCGGCCTCGCTTAAGGCGACCGTTCCGGGTCAGGTTGTCAGGGTCATTTCGCAGCTGATCGTTGTACTCAGTGACGGCGTTGTTGTACTGCACCGCCGTCTGGTTAACTTCCCACAGTTCCGGGTTACCAACCGGAGACATTTCGACGAGACGCGCCAGGATACGTATACAGCCAGCTCTGATTACCTTCTCCTGGTTGGCCTTTGCTTTCGCCACAAATGCGTCAATGGATGCCATGAAGTCGTCATTTCCCGCCATGCTATGCCCTCAGTTGCGCTTTATAGCAAATCACCAGCGAGGCGGGTTTAACCGGATTTGGTTTGATCACACGGTGCTGTTTGCCGTCCACGGTCACCAGATCGCCAACCTCAATAACGTTTTCTGACGTGAAAACGATTTTTACGTCGCCCCGCTGAATAACCGTTCCGTCAATTTCATCCGGGTTGTACTCGGTCTTAACGCCCCATGCAGAAAAGCGCATGTCATCGGTCTGATGCTCAACGCCTCCGATGACTGAAACAGTGCCTTTCCTTGTAACCTGATACTCAGCGCCGTTCTGACGTAACAGCGTGTCTGAGCGTTGCTGCATTCGCTGATAGTTGATTGCCATTACGCTCGCTCCGAGAAAGTATTAATGGCAAACCCGCGACCGCCCATAAACGCAGCCAGAAGCGCGTCAACGGCTGGATAGGACGGAATGAAGGCCTCACCGTCAGCAACGGCGTAAGTCATCGTCACAGCCCCTTCCACGCGCTCAGTTTTCACCGCAGCCTCACGAGAAGAACCGAGTAAATCACCGTCAACCGCTTCAACCGCCAGCATGCACTGCGCGGTAATAACCTGACGAGGGATCTGATCTGACGGGAAAGGATGCCCGTCAAACTCGATATCGTGACGGGGCCAGCACAGCGGCTGTGACGGGCTGGCGCGGATGCCGTACCAGCTCAGGCCTTCCAGATAATCCATGGCCTTCAGGAGTATCGCGGGAAGATTTTCCGGCAACGTCAGATCCCGCGCGGTGGCATATTTCTGCAAATCGGCTTCGCTGGCGTAGCTGTTAAAATCCGGGGAGGTGATATTGGTATCTATCATGTCTCACCTAAAATGATGGGGGCTAAGCCCCCTGTGGATTATTCACCGTCTTCTTCAAAGGTGATTTTTTCTGACGTTTCACTTACGCCATCAACGGTTGCGGTCACGGTAAATTCTCCGGCCTCTTCCGAGGTCAGTTTTACCGTTGAGCCACCAGCCGAACCCGTCGAAGTGGAATCCGTACTCAGTTCACCGCCAGTTGTCACCCACGAAACATCCGCACCTGAAACAGGCGCATCATCTTTGGTGACTTTAACGGAGAAGGTTACGGAATCAGTACCGTCAGCGGTGACGGAGGTTTTATCCGCTGACAGGGTTACTTTACGGGTTTATCGACGGTTTCAGTGCCGGTGAGTTTGATCAGCACACCTGCGGTAGATTTGTTGGAGGTGAAGTGTTTTTTCCAGTTCCCTTCAGTACCGATTTTTTCCAGGCTCGGGTTTTTGTCGCCTTTCGACTCATCCCAGCTGTAACCCAGAATTTCAACGTTCACCGTTCCTTCAGCACGGAAGCCGACAGCCAGGTTTTCCTGTTCGTTGATGTCGTAAGAGCGGAATCCTGGAACCTGGGACTCGGTGACATACACCGCACCCTGAACCAAACCCAGAATACCGTCCACGTCCATCGAGTCAGTGACAAGGACAGGTTTACCCAGCGTGCCAGGCTGACCGCCGTACACAACCACACCTGCTTCTTCGTGGATTTTGTTGGCGATAGCCTCATCCACGATATCGAAATAGGTGGCGGAGTGCATGACGAACAGCGCCACGCGGTTAAACTTGTCGCCATATTTACGCAGACCACGGGTCAGGGTGCGCTTACCGTCCGTTTCGATATCGGCGGTGACCACCATATCAGCGTTACCACCGATGGCAGCGATCAGCGCTTTAAGGCCATATTTTACGTAACCTTCAAGCGCCGCGTCAGCCACGTCCACGCCAACCACTTCAGAAAACTCGTCAACGCTGCGACCGCGACGTTTGAATGCTTCTTCGGTAGTCTGGTACGGGCCATATTTCCACGGTGCTTTTACCGATACTGCTTCACCCGCGCCGATTTTTTTACCTTTCACCGTTTCGTCAGAGTTCACATCACGGGTTTCGATGCTGCCGCCGACTTTGTAGAACGCACGTTTACGGAAGTCACCTTCGATCAGTTCGTTGTCCAGAACGATGGCACCGTTTGAGGCATCGTTGAAAACCTGCAAATTATCCTGGCGACGCTCAAGGAAAGCGGTCTGCGCCAGGTCGTTATAAATAATCAGGTCAGAGTTTACAGTTGTGGTCATTGAGAAAATCCTTTATTTCGGAAGTTTGAGAAAAGCCTGCTGGCCATGTTTGCGGATATAGTCAGTTTTTTCCTGAGACGACATTTCTGAGCGCTTCAGGTTTCCACCACCTCCACCTGGTTTATGTCCACCGCCACCCGTGCCTTCAGCAGCCGGGAAGAGATGCGGTGCGGTATCTTTGAGTGATTCAGCCCATTCAATCGGGCTTAGTGGCGTTTTACCGTCCTTGCCGAGAATGGCATTGCCATCGGAATCAATGGCAACAGCTTCACCTTCGTCGTTGACCTTAAACGTGCCACGGGCGCGGAGGATCAAGTCATCTGACGCGGTAGGCAGCGCCCCGGCCTTCAGCCCCGCCTCGCGGATTGCATCAGCCAGAACGCGGTCACGGAATTTATTGGCAAACGTCTCTGCCTTTTCCGCGCGCCCAAGCGCCTCATTAATTTTTTTGTCACTGTCGGCACGGAATCGCTCCGTGCGCTTTTCCAGTACCTGGTCAATTTTCCCTTCGGCGATCAGCTTCGCTTCTTCGTCGTCAGAAAAACGCTGGAGAATAGTTTTCACCGCATCAGGATCGATACCGTCAAAGCGGGCCAGGTTATCTTTTTGTTCCCGGATTGTGCCGAGAAGCTCGTGGTTTTTGTTTTTTAATCCTGCTGTTTCCTGAGCGATACGTTCATCGATCATCTGCTGGATTTCGGGAGTGATATCGATGTTGTTACCACCGCCACCATTGCCGCCACCGCCATTCTCAGGAGCGTAATATTTCAAAAGCATATTTCGGATTAACATAAATTCCCCTCGGGATTATTCTGGGCTTCGCCCAATAAAAAAGGCCGCATAAGCGACCTGTTGATTTACAGCCCAGCGGCCTCGAAAGCCTTGCTGTCGTACTCGCGGAGCTGTTCAAGCGTGAGCCATTCCCCTTTATCGGTGTAGAACTCGTCGGGACGCATTCCACCGTCACGAATGAGCCTAGCGCGGGTTTCACCCAGCACCTGAACCTGTCGGGTGAATGACTGACTGAGTAACCAGTCGTTGTAAGTAATGCCTGCCGGTACTTGCCCGTCCATACTGGCGCGGGTTCCTGCGTCCATTTCGTCAGCATCAATTCCAAGCTGGCGCCATGATTTCACCACCAGCGTTTCAGTTGAGCGGCAACAAAAATGAATTCGGCCTGGCCCCTGCAAATAAGGCACCTTATGCCCTATGGGGTTATTTTCCAGCGTGTAATTTCTGCGGTCGCGGATCATGCAAAGTGGTGTCGTTTTATTATCGAGCGTTGAAAGCCACTGCTTACACTCGATAACGTCACTGTTCGCTTTTGCGAAGCTGTGCCGCGCGGTTGCTGCCAGATGATTGACCGCTGATTTAACGATGCTGGTGGCGTTTGCCCTGCTCATCTGCAGCGCACCGTCTTTATAACCCTTGTTAGCGTGGCCTCTTACCCTTCGGGCGATGGCCTCAGTTGTTTCCCCCTGTAGATAGCCATGACGGACAGCATTAACGATGCGGGTCTTCCTGTCGGTTTCCAGACCCTCGGCCCATTCCGACAATAAGCGCCCCTGAAAAGGCTGCGACATGGTGGCGGCGTAAACCATATCCGCCGTGATGCCCTGCAACGGGTAACGATTCAGAACGATATCCGGCAGGAGGGAATCAAACAGACTGATTTGATAGTCCGCCTCATAACCTGCCAGCGCCTGCAGCTCACCAGACATTGCAGTAAACATGGAGTCAACCGCCTGACGGTTGAGCGAACGAACATCCCCCAGAAGCGATTCAAGCCGCCTCACGGTGAAACTTTCAGGGGAAAGGGTTTCCAGCGCCACAATCAGTTTTGCGCTGATATCCGCGTCACTGGCGTTGAGGATTTTCAGCATCCGGTTTGCTATTCCGGTGCCGAAGCGATTTATCCCGATAGCGTGAGAAATGGCCTCATCACGAAGCTGCTCGTTAACGGTCGCCATATCAGCTACCCAGCAGCGTAGGCTTCGCGTTACGGAGCGCGTCGATCACCTCGTCAACGCTGTCAGCCGGGTCAATGATGTCCAGCTTTTGCAGCACGCGCACAAGGTCACTGTCACGAATAGCCCCTGACTGCCAGGCACTGACCAGAACGGCCACCATACCGGAATCTGCAACTTTCGCGATAAACTCCTGGTTGATGCTGAAATCCGCTTTTACATCCTTCACGCCGAGATACTTCGCGCACCACGTCAGCGCCTTACTGAAGGCCTCAGACACGTTTGATACGCAAATACTCAGGATTGAGGTTGCGGCAGACTGTTCGCCGCTGGCCTGTGTTGCTGTCTTCGTGGCGCTGTTTTGTTCAATGAGCCTGGCCCCGAGCTGAACCATATAATCGCGCTTACTGTCCATCGCCTCTTTAGCCAGCATATTGGGCTGCGCCTGGGCGTAAGCGTAAGTGCCCCCTTCAGGCAGCAAAAGAGGATTACGTGAACCTACTTTCACGCCTTTCTTTTCCAGGTGGTCACGCCAGTCTTTATCAAGCCCTGTTAGATACGGCTGAACCTGACCGCAGAACCAGACGCTATCCTCATAATCTGCGCTGTTCCGGTAGTGACCCAGGTTGATTTCCAACAGCGTGGCCAGCGGAGGATCGTCTATCGTCTCATCGTTATTTTGTGCCCCGACAAACGTGAACGGAATTTCGTCCCAGAATTCTTTCCCTTTTGGCTTAGGTCGGTACTCTGCATCAACTGCATAAGCACCACCGCCATTCTCAGCCTTACTGCGCCAGACGCGGCAGATAAATTTCCCTTCTTCCAGCGCGAGTTCGCGATACTGGACACGCTCTTTGAAACCGTAGCCATCCTTTTCTTCGACAACTTCCCGCAGCACCACCAGCACCAGTTGATTGCGCCCGTTAATGCGCTCAGTTCGCCAGTTGATGATGTTCTCCGGTACATATCGCAGAATAATGGCCTGATCACTTTCTTTGGCGTAATCCACATACAGACCGTGGCGGGCGGTTTCCAGAATATCTTCCAGCACCTGCTGAGACTGCTGATAAATACTTATCCCGCCCCCGTCAGCGTTAGTTTTCAGATAATCCAGTTTTTCCGGTGCGGTCATTGTCGGGTCTTTGCGGTAGGCCATGCCCAGCAGACCAATTTTTGTATTACCGGTAATGGGATAAAAAACCGCCCTTTTCCGGTAATCCTCATTTCGTCTTTTGGCTCTCGCTGATTTATCTTCAGGATCAAGAAGGGGGAGATATTCCCCCCCTTTGCTTTTTATCGCGTCAGCGCCTTTGCAGACGTCGCGAATTTTTGCCCATTGCGTACAGGCCGCTTTCTGCTCAGGTCTGACAAAAGTAATGTCGTTGTTTGCCATCAGAGTGTGGTATCCAGATCGATGTCGAAAACTTTTTCTTTAATTGGGAACAGATATGCGATTGGATAACCGCCCCCGTCGTTTGCGTGGTCAAATCCAGCTTTTTTATCCGGCTCTCCCTTATCGTTATAAACCTGACGCTCAAGGCACTTAGTGAATATCGGGCAGGTATTTGTATTAACCAAAAGCCGCCGCTCGCCGTAGGTGTTGCACAGCATGGAGTTAACCGCATTAATGCGGTCTTTTACTGCTGGGTTGCTTTTGTTCGCCCGCACATCAAACCCTGCATCACTTAACTGAGTAATGTCTGATTCGCTGGCGTTGCTGGAACTACGCCCCGCGCCGGATGCATCGGGATAAATTTTTATTACATGCCCGCCCTGCCCGTACTTTTTCTGGATTTCGCGAATCATCGCCGGGGTGTCGAACACATTCATGAATTCGTCAACAGCTCGGGGCAAACCGTCGCGAATAACATAGACGACAGCCGCCATTTTGCTGACGTTGAAATCCATACCAATATGAAGCTCGTCACCGCGCTGAACAGTATCGTCAGTGTGGTTCTCTCTGCGGTCAAAGCAGTAATAAACAACGCCCTGATAGTTTTCAAATGAGGCCAGATATTCCTGACGGAAAGTACGCGGGTCCATTTTGCGCCTGGCCGCTTCAAGTTCTTCCTCCGGTACGTTGCCCCCGTCTACTGACGTATAAAGCCAGCTTTTATGGTCCGGTTCCCGGTTGCCCTGACCTGCAAGCCATGAGTCGTAACAGTGGTTGAAACCTTTTGGCGTGCCAATTCGTAGCGCGTGCCCACCAATGAAGGTGGTGCCGTTGATGGTATAACGACAGGTTGAGAGCATAGGACGCAGAACTTCTTCCCATGCTGTATAGGGGCAATCAGCCCACTCATCCACCAGCACGAAGAACAAGCCAGAACCGCGCAGGTCATCATAGTTATTGAGGCCCACACAACGCAGGACATGGCCACTTACCAGCGTGATAGATAATTCCGTCTCGTTGGGTTTACTGGCCCTCCAGTGCGGTGGGATGGATTGTTTCAGTCGCCGCCAGAAAACACGCTTAGCCTGTTTCTGCGTGGGTGCGCAGTACCAGATTTCATCCTCAATACTGACGTTCCACTTCATCGCGAGCCTTGCAGCCCTGCGCATCTCAGCTTTACCCAGGAACGTTTTACCGAAGCGACGGCCACACACAGCGTCACGAAAACGCGCTGAACGTTGCCAGCCCCAGGCGAAGATATTTGCTTGTTTTGGTGTAAGTGTGACGGCCTGACTAGAGGATTGGATTGTCAGGTGTTGGCTCATCAGTATTTAACGGTTGAAGCTGGTAATCCTCTTCAGGAACTACCGGCACGGCGGGTTTGTTCGCCTCCTTAATCTCAAGGATTCGTATCAGGGCGGCGCGAGCGGCTTGCTTACTTTCGGTTAAAACTTCCAGACCGTTTTTAGTCTGCTTCACGCCGAGGTAATACATCAGCTCATCGCCTTCAAGGTCGCGGGTATCGTTGATAATCATCTGCCCCTTACCTTCACCCTGACAGCGAGGACAATCAGGATTCGGGTCGGCATTATCAATGAAACCTATACCCCCATCCTCAGGCGGTGTCTTGCCGTTATCGGCTGCCTTACTCAGTGCGGCCTCGTACTCGCTTTCATCACGCCACTGATATTTATTTTCTTCTCCCCAGCAGAAACGACAGTTAACGCGCCTGTACTGAGAAACAAGATTCGGATCCGCACGGGTTATCGCAACCAGCTGATCCACGATTTCATCAATGTCGGCTGTGTAACGCTGGCGCATCCTTTTAGCCAGTGCTCTGATGGCACGAGAAACCTTTATATTTCTGTATATCTGCGCAGCACCAAAATGCAGATTTTTTCCTTCGCATTTATAGCCAGCTTTTTTGTACGCCTCGACTCTGTTTTTTGTTCTTACATACCAGAAGACAAAAAGAGCCTGTTGGTCAGACAACCCGAAATCTCTGGGTTCGAAACCGAGATCATCCAATTCTTCTGACTGATTATCCACTTCAGCATCTGATACCCGTTCATCACTTAAACACTGTGACTTTCGAGTTTCCAGCTTTGGTGTTTCCACATTTTTTGTTTCCATTTTTTTTGTGGAAAGTTTTTTAGTGGAAACCTTATCTGTGGAAACGTTTTTCTTTCCCTTAATCCAACTCTCATCCCTGACTTTGTTGTTTATCGTGGTATGGCTGACACCGTATTTTTCCCCTAGTTTGCGGGCTGACGTTCCATCAGTTTCATACTCACGTCTGATAGCACCCCAGTCCGCTTTACTCATGTGATTGCCTTTCTTTTGCATTTTTCACACTGAAAATTGAAATAAATACTCTTAATTATCATGAAGATAAGAATTTATTTCGTTTTTTTAGAAGTTCTGGGCCCCATTTCCGTAATTCAACCCCTCCTTGGCACTCCCGTTAAGGAACTAAGAAAGGGTTTGTTTATGAAAAATCTAATCGTGTGTATCTGTTTCATCTTACTGTCACTGGCAATTATCTGCCTTTGCTTCGTTCCTGAAACCAAAGTGCTAGCCATTAGTGCAACACTAATGAAAGTGATAGTGATCTTAACTTTATTGAAAAATCGCTAACCTGTTTCAGGCGGAATACGTCTGTTTTCCGCCTGCCATTTTCCGAGACTAGCCGTTGTCCTGTTCTTTCTGCCGCCTCAGTAATTCATGGTAAGCACGGGCATCACCGCTTTTCGCTTTCCGGTATAAGGCGGCTCTTATCTGTGCCTCTCCCTTTGCCCTGCCTTTGCGAATCGCCTCACGGAAACGAGAAATCTCGCTGCGCTGTTTCTTCAGTTCCGGAAGGTTGATATCCAGTACATCGGCAATTTGCTGCTCACTCATCCGGCATGCGGCGAGCGACTCAACTTCGGCATAAGGGATCATTTTCCACCCCCGATTTTTTCAGGAGCGAATTTTTTATATTTTTCGCGGAGGATTTTTACCGCGGCGTTGTTCCAGCTCACCTGATGGTGAATACGCTTGTGGGTTGAACCCATCAGGGAAATTTTGACGCATGAGGGAGCGTGCATCACCGAGTAGAAACTTTTTACGTAAGTACCGGAGGCAAGGTAAAGCTCCGTCATTCCTCCGCCGCTTTTCTGCGTTTGCTGCTGGAGCAATTGCACAGCGCCGACCGTCATAAATAACGCCCCACGGCGCCCGAGCGTCGCATAGGTGCTTACGTCCTCGTTTATTCGGCCCATGAAGGCAAACGGCCTGTCAGTGGAGCAAATGAAGCTGTTCATCGCCTTACGCTTCAGCCAAGATGCATTGTTCGAATCTCCGAGGAAATCGCCACCCTGCGCCATAGCGATAGTGGTCGCGGGAATGCTGATGTAGTAATCAAGCATCGCGCTCAAAACATCATCCAGGTTAGCAATCAGCCTGTAGGTGCGGTCCAGATTCTTATCGACGCGAAACTGGAATTCCTTGTAATCGTCATCGAACTGAATGAAGTATTTACAGCCCACTTTCTCCGCCAGTTCAAAACAGGCGTTACGGGCGTAAAAAATGGAGCGCCTGTCTCCGAAGTTATCCGCTTCATCGAACCGGCTGGCGATATCCTCTTTGGAGAAAATCAGAACCTGGTCGCCGAATTTCTCCAGGTACTGATCACGGGTTTTATCTTCATCATCGATCACAATGAATATCTTGCCCGTGTAACCGGAGCGCTTAAGCAGGTTATACGTGTAAACTTTTTCTGGCCGTCCGTTGGTCAGGATGAACGCGCAGAAATCATCACGCATTTTCGCCCTCTTCGCTGTAAACGATATCGACCATCTTTTGCGTAAGGTGAACGAATCCGCCCTCTATGGCCTTTTCATAGTCGATAATCACCAGTGCAGACTCTTCAAACAAAGCCTGAACCTCTGCCTCCGCGCTAGCGTAATAATCTGCAATTTTGTTGAAGTTGAAGACCGTATGACGCTCGGCAGCACTCAGCAGGAACTTCTCCACATCAGCAGGCAAGTCAGCATTTTTGATCCGTGACTGTAACTCCTTTGTTTTTTCTTCGTCGTACAGCTCCCCGACCTCAGGAACAATGTCTGACGGCTCGTAAACAGGTGAGTCAATTTTGGTGGTGTACGGGTCGTCATCGCCCACTGGCGGTTCAATGACCACCAGCAGATCATCAATCTCCTGTTGGGTGAAGCCCGTCAGGGAAAGATTAAAATCCGCATCCAGCAAATCAGTTACTTCAAGCTTAAGCAGATCACTATCCCAACCAGCGTTTAGCGGCAGTCTGTTATCTGCCAGCCGGTAGGCGCGTTTCTGCTCGCCCGTCAGGCCCGTCAGCTTTATCGTCGGCACAGAGACAATGCCAATGGCCTCAGCAGCAAGAACGCGACCATGGCCAGCGATGATCTCGCCGTTCTCGTCAATTAATACAGGGTTCGTCCAGCCAAATTCCTCGATGCTGGCTACCAGTTGCGCTACCTGATCACCGCTATGGGTTCGGGCATTTCGCGCATATGGCGTTAGTTCCTTTAACGGGCGATATACGATTTTAAGCCTTTCGTTCATATTGCTCCGTCTTCCTATTAGGTCTCTGATATCACAGAGATGTGACCACCATCACAAATTATGTGATTGAAAACTTAACGTGTATCAAACAAGCCTCTGTAATCTAAAAAATATTTATGAATTGCCTTAGTTGGCCGATAACATTTCTATGCATGCGGAAAGCCATGTGATTTCCAACTCATTAAGGAGAATACTGTGGGATTGTTTGATTTCTTGAATAACTCTGACTCTAGCCGTCGAGGTGCTATTTCTGGTGGTAAACAAAAAAAAGATGGTTCGCACGATCATCGCACCAATACGGGAAATGACCGTACACCCGCTCAAAAGGAAGGCGACAAAAATCGCGGTAAGTAAATGCTGTGTCAGGCAGTTTATAACTGCCTGTTTATCATATTTTATTTGTTGGCTTTATAAAATTGGCAATTGAGAAAGTTAAACATCACTTACCTATGACCATCGCTTGAACACTTTTTAAGCTGATCAATAATTTGACACGTTTCTGACATAAGTCCGAATAATCCAGAAAGTGAATCAAGACTGACACATCCCACCAATAAAAAAGGCACCAGTATCGCTACCAGTGCCCACTTTGAACCATGCCGCGGTTGTCTGTGCGTCCAATGCTTCAGGCTCATAAAACCTCAACGCTTGAGCTGGAAGTGCGGACCGTCCACCAGCGTTTTCCAGTCGCCGCCCCATTCAACAGGAGTGTTTAGTTCCTGCGCGGCCTGTTTGAAGGCTTCAGCAATTTTCCGATATAAGGGAAAATCCCATGAAACCGTACCGCCCACATAGGCCACTACGTCAACCGCCTCTCCTGTGAGGTGCCGGCTGTTCATCGTCTGGCTTTTGCCTTCAGCATAAAGCTGCTTCTGGCGTCCCTGGGTGCGAAGCCCTTCAGTGATACCAAAATCCACTGAGGATAATTCAAGTGCGTGGCGAACCACGGCCACCAGCTGTGGCTTTACCCCATTGAGGTTGTTTTCGCTACGCTGGGAAAACTTAAAGCTGCTTGTCATTTTTTCTCTCCACTTCATCGAATTTGATATTCGTCTTGGTGCTGGCGAACATCTGAATAATTGCCATGCAGCGATTGGCGCCCAGACCACCAACAAATGTGCCGATCAATGTGGCGTAATCCTTATCCATCCCTAACTGATCCAGTGCGTTGATTACTGACATAGCAATTAACATGCAGAGCGCACCCGAAATCATAGAATCCTTCCAGGACTCCCTATCTTTCAGGCCGACAAGAGCGGCAATACCGAATGCAGTCAATCCACCAAATACAGAAGGGGAATTATTTTTTATCCATAAAAATGATATTGCCCAGAATCCAAGGCTGTCTGGCTCTTGCATTTTTTCACCTTATTTTGGCATAAAAAAACCGCCTAATGGCGGTTATGTTTATTTATTGAGACAGTTTTTTATAGTTCTAACCTCAGGAAGCTTGGACGTCCTAAGTCTTACGCCAACCAAATTTCTATATTCAAAAACTCTCTTGCCATCTATGCATTGTCCAAACAGACCAAATTCGCCATCTTTCCTAAGGAGATATTGACCTTCCGAAGTTGAGTAAATTATGGGGCTATATGCTGCCAAAACCCATCCAGAGCATACAGATAGAATAATAAAATTTCCAAGCAATAACAATCTCACACCTAAGTTATTCTCTCTTAATTTAAATATAATAACTGTTCTGTACAGAAACGGTCCTAAGATCGTAGCGCTCAAACAACAAGTCATAGCAAACAACACACCCCAACCCCCTATTCCCTTCATATGATTATGCATAGTAGCCGTGAACAGCAAAGTGGCAGTAAGGATGGTCGTAATGAAATAAGCAAGATCAAGCTTGGATTTATTTTCTAACGGTTTATCAGACTTATATGCCCAAAAGAAATACATATAAAACGCAAAGAAAATCAGAGCAAATAACAAAGGCTTGAAATCAAACTCTATGAAAATGTACGGATAACCGAAATATACCGAGTATCCTAACTGATGAAGATAGCTACATGTATAAAGACCACCAGTGATAATAATGGTTACAGGTAACCCATATGATAAACCTTTATCCATGCCTTTCATAACACCTTCCCTGAGCATCATAGTCGGAAATTTTGACTGGTGGCCCTTGCTGGGCTTGAACCAGCGACCTGGCGATTATGAGTCGCTCGCTCTAACCAACTGAGCTAAAGGGCCAGAATAGGTTGAGGTGCCGGGTGCCTCCCGGTGTGTCACTTACCAGCATCATTGACACGCGCACCTAACGCCGATGTAGAAGATATGCTGGATACGCCCCTCCGCACAGGGGGATTCACCTCAATTCTGTTTCGAAATGAATGAGAACAACAGGCATAACAATCCAAAAAAGAGAAGTATCGCCCCTTGTCCGAAGGCATACATCATCGCTAATAAAAAACCTGTTTCGTACATCTCATCATTCTCTAAATCTGGTGCCGACTACCGGAATCGAACTGGTGACCTACTGATTACAAGTCAGTTGCTCTACCTACTGAGCTAAATCGGCATGGCAGCTCTCGCCCGGGGACAGCGGACACGATGAATGTGGGAAGGAGTTAACCCATTCATCTGAGAGCCAAAAAAGCCGTTCGGGCGGAACGGCAAAACTGATTCAGGCCGTGCTTCTTAGTCACAACCGAAAAGCGCTCATCCCTATTGTTCTCCAAGCATGTTCCAATACTTAGTTAACCTGAGCGCTTATCGCTTACCACTAAAAAGCTGCCGCCTCACAGCGGCAAATACATCAAGTAGCCGTACTAGACGGCAAAACCCTTACAGTCACATGAAGTCACAGCCACTCCAGCCATAACTGTAAAGCACACACAGAGCGGTATTACTTGAAGCAAACGATAATATATATCCCTGTATGCACTTTACGGTTATGTCGAAAAAAGCAGGCAAGCAGTGTCCACCACGGTACTTGCCAGAATTTCGAAAAGAGTATTAATAACAATCACTGGTTATTTCGGGTATGGATATTAGATTTCAATTGTTAAACGAAACATCAACGGAGGATTCGAGTTTTTTCTACGATATTTTATTCTGATGAGGCTGTTTGTGCGATAAAATCCACCACAATAAAAATCTCTGCTGGTTGAGAAATACGGAAGTAATCAACAGGAGGGCACACTACCCAACAATCCACCCAAGGTAAATAGGGTGAGATAGTGTGCTTATCAGTCGATGATTTTAAAAAGTTTTTTTGGATGAGCGCCGAACCTGAAGGTTATTTTTCAAACGGCAATTCTGCAAAAACAGCGTTCATTCAAAAATGATAGATGCTTTCCGGTCACTCCGGGATTTCCCTTCTTCGCAGACCGAAAAGACTTGAATGGTGGTTCTCGCCAGACTTGAACCAGCGATCTGGCGATTATAAATTGTTCGCTCTAAACAACTGAGCTAAAGGCTATTATTAGTTTGTCTTTCTGGTGGGACGCTCAGATTTTTCGATTTCTCTAAATTGCTCAAAAGTAATCAAATCGATGAACGACAATGATGTGATCTCCTCAACTGGCAAGACCACTTCGAAATCATCTATCGTTACTTGCCCGCCAGAAACATTCCCTGAAATACCTGACTCTATATAGAAATTTTTATAGTTTGTTGTAACCCTGGTCTTAAGTGTCGAATTTACCCTATAACCACTTAGAAGAGGTAACAATCTAATATGGGTTACTTTTGCACGTTCGAACTTCGGACAATGCACAATTCCTACATAAAATTTTCTGGATTTCGTAGAGAACATCAATGGCATTTGGCTTATATATGCCTGTATCACCATTGATTCAACTGGGTTGTGCGAAACAGCCTTGGAAAGCCTTTGCATTCTAAATATCGGGCAACATAAGTGGATTAAGTAAGACAGGCCACCCAGCACTCCCGCTATTGTCATTGATGTCAAACCAAAAAAGGCATATTTGACATTGTCAAACAATGCCTTTTCAGTTATCGCCTCGGCTTTATCTGTGAATGCAATGGGTATCACCCGCTGAAAATCGGCGTGCTCAAAAAAACCAGAACTAACGCAGATATCATGAATGAGCCTAAAGTACCCTCGCATATTGAAGTATGTACAAATAACCCAGGCAACGGTTGTAAATGCCACCCCCCACGTTGCCAGATAAAAATAAGCATCCCATCCTTCAGCACGCTTAAACTTATAACGAGCTGACAATGACAGATTGGCAAAAATGTAACCACTTATCAAAGCAATTGCTATTATGACTGCGCTCATTTTTGTCAGGAGTCCTCAGGCTTGATGTTTTCAAGCTGGACGATTAACTCCCGAACTTTACTCTTGACCGCCTCATTGTTGAAATCCACAACAATGGAGCCATCCATTTTTATCTTATACTTTCCCTTATTGTCTTCGAGCGCCTTTTCAAGTCTCTGTCGCCCTGACATCAACGTGGGTAGATTGAAGCCAATAGCACCAGCCATAACAACCTCCTTATCCTGTCGCACCTAGTGGTGTATCGCATAGAATGCAGTAAAAACCGCACCAACATCCGTTTATTGAGCGAATCCTATGCATCACAAGGTAAACATAACCTAAACATATGACCAAAGGTCCTAATAATCCCTTTCAAATTGAGGGGGATCAAGTTTTTGTTATGACAGGGTTAAACTGGTAGCCATCTGGATACAATTTGAAATGCAACAGGAGAGCACACTACCCAACAAACCAACCCTGGTTAGTTGGAGGGCGCAATGTGCTTTCCTGAATTTTGGCTGTAAAAAAACCCGCAGGCGGCGGGTTTATGTAACTTTGGCAATCTATCAAAATTGGCCTTAAACATGGCATAAAGTGTCGGGTTTTGCAAGATACTATTTAGACTCATTTAAGGGGACTCGACTCCCGATCAGGTTGTATGTAACATTAGCAACAAGAGGCGGTTGTATTAGAATGTATAGTTCATAGGTACAAACCAACCAAAGACAGCCTCTCCTACACACGAAGATTTTTAATTATATCTAACGGACTAAATATGGGACTCCCAATTTTATACAAATACTCAAGTATTAAAAATGGATTGCACTCAATCCAGAATCAGAAATTTAAATGGTCTTCAATCAATGAATTTAATGACCCTTTCGAGTCTCGCTTTACAATTTCAAGAGATTTAAACACAGTAGTTAGGATTGCTGCCTTGACAGCGACAATAAAAGGTTATTTCAAACTCCCAGCAGAGCTAGATATTACAAAACTAAACAGTTCACAGGCTGCTATATTATCAGAATTCATCGCTCTCGAAAAGACAATAAATTCAATACTAGCTAATGATAACGAAAAACCTCCACGCGATGTATTTTTTGAACTAGAGCGTAATATATTAAACCATGCAAAACCATCAGAACACATACAACAAGTATATTTGAACTCTATTGATTTTAGTAAGCTTGCATATTCAAGCATAGAGAGTCAAATCAGAATTTTGTGTCTAAGCAAGAGTTTTAATCATCCACTAATGTGGGGACATTATACCGAAAACCATAGAGGAATTATGTTTGAATTAGATCTAAATAAAATAGATCCTGACACAAACCTTATTAAAGGCGTAAAAAAAGTTAAATATCAGAAAAAATATCCAAGTATGTGTTTTAATACTGTGCTTGGTTTTAATGGTAATCTTTTTAAGAAACAGAAGGAAAATTTCTATCATACTCTAACAAGCATAAAACAAACAGAATGGAGTTATGAGCAAGAATATCGTTCGATATGTCACAAGGATAGTCTAGACGAGAAAGGATTATTTCAATTACCTAAAGAATGCATAAAGTCCATTACGCTGGGGTGTAATAGCACTGAAGAAAACATAGAATTAGCCAAGGAGTATGTGAAGAGTAACATACCCATGACAAAAATCTATAAAAATAGACTCAACGAAGGGAAGTATCAGCTTATTAGAGTTGAGTTATGAATTAATGCGATAGCACATACTAGTGCTATCGCGATTTAGGCGACTAATTTGAAACGTATATGTTAACTTTATTCAAGGCATCGAAATCAAGCAACTCAGTTATTTTCTTTAGCTCTTTCCAAGGGGTGGCATAAGTTTGATACCATGTATCACGATGTACCGATAGAAGATTTGCCAATGCTGTTGCTGCATACTCTTTATACAAATCATTCCTGTTTTTTGCGGCTAAATCTTGTACAGCCAACCAAACGAGAGAAACCATATGACGCTTGACTCTGTTTTGAAGCTTAACGCCATTAAGTTCCTTTTCGTATTTCCCCCAAATGTATTTACAAATTTCTATCTGATAGCAGTAGCGTAAATCATATCCGTAGCAGTAATTAATCCATGCTTGCTGTGGGGCATCGAGTCTTAGAACGGCTCTACGCCAAGCACACGATGAGAACGCCTGATCCTTTATCGGCGGCATAGGGCGACGACGGCTGCGCGTTTCCAGAACGTAGAGAGCGCTATTTTCTGCTTTAACGCGACGAACACCGCCGCGACCGTTATCGAGTTCCACAACGTGTACCTGCTGGCGCGGGTTCCTGTACTTATCAGCTGGTGGATGCTCTGCGAATGCCTCCAGTTGCCCTTTTGTGCCGCCTGAGTCATCTACCAGCGCAGCGCGTAGTTGAATGCGTACATATTCCAGTTGCTGCGCGTTCATCGTAACCCCTCATCTCGCCAGATTTTTTGTGTACGAAGAATCCCTTCAGCGTGCATGAGCCGAAGTTCTTCATAGGTGTATTCTTTGGTTTTAACGCGACCGTCGATCACGTCATGACAGGCGTTGCAGGAAATAGCGCCCTGTTCATCGTAGGGTTTGCATCCGGTACCACACGTACCCGCGAGCCGGTAATGTGCGAGGCACGAAGTCTCGGGATTGTGGTTACAGATACCAGGAATGCGAATTGTACATTCACGCCCACGGGCCGCTTTGCGAAGGTCTGGTTTTCTCTTCACGCAGCGAACTCCAGTAGCTGCATGGCTACGTTGTCGGCTTCCTGATAGTTGCGGAATTTTTTAAACAGAATGGTGTTCCACAGGACGTTAAAAACAGCCTTGTAGACCTGGAAGAATTCAGCTTCTTTCATGTTGGCGAAAGAGATAGATTTTGCTTCGCGGCGGCGGGTGCCATCAGGAAGGATAAACTCGTCGAAGAAACCCGCCTCGATGATGGCCCACTTTCTGAAGGCCTCGAAAGATTTGGTTATTGCCACCTCTTTCGTTCGCCATTGTCCGTGAGTTTCGTTGTAGACCTTTTCCGTCTCAGTCAACAGATCATCATTACCGGCCATCGAGATCAGGTATCGCACGTACCCGTGAAGATATTCTTTTTCCGCAGGAGTGATCGCCCCGCCGCTCGGTGTCCAGTATTCGAACCCAAGATTCAGCAGCGCGAAGAAGCGTTTATGGAAGAGGTAATTTCGGACAAGCTTAACGTCGCAGTTAAGCCACATGCCGATTTTGATACGTTGCAAAAAATCGCTGGCCTCGGGCGTAGCCGTGGTCAGGGTGGTGGGTGAAGATTTAAAGAGTTGTATAATCTGTGCCATCGTTCTCTCCGGTGGCACAGTGTTTTCAGCTGGGTTGTTCAGACCCTTTACTTATTATATAGGAAAGTGACGCGATTCTACAATCTGCATTCCTGCCGCTTCAGCAAGCTCAGTTAATGATGTAATGCTCGCTATAAATTCATCGGATTTAAGAACATAGCCACACTTGAAATTACCATCATCATGCCTGTACACGACAAATGGTCTGTTGCTTTCATTTAAGCCATGAATCAAGTGATTTGGTATATGCACTGAGTTACTCCTTTTGATACCTCTTAAAACATTCATCACGTCTTACCAAGTAAACATAATGAATTCTACAAGCTGAAATTTACACCTGCATTTTATGTCCTACTAACCCAAACTGATTATAAATTGACCAATAATAAGCAATTCATCACAGTGTTTCTTTTTTAATCTATTTGATAAATATTATTGTTCTTTGCGATTTTAATCGGATAAATATCGCTTAAATTATTAAAGCGATATTTATTGTCGCGTAATTTCTGGATAAGGCGTTATCTTCGTGCAAAAGTTTTTACACACGGGATCTAAAGCTAGTCCAGTCGAAAATAACCCACATACCCCCACCCATTTGAAGACGATCAAAGGCCCTCTCTCCTATGGCTTTCGTTAGTTCCTCTGCATTCAGATTAGTCAAAACTCCAACGGGCTTGAGCATAGCCGTCCTTCGGTCGATAATCTGATGCAGAATGACTTTCTCGTACTGCGAGTACATTTGAACGCCAACTTCATCCAGCACCAACAGATCCACGCGAGACATTTCGTCCATCAGCTCCGCCTCTGTTTTCCCGCCATTAAAACCGGCTTTAAACTCTGTCATGACATCCGCAACGGTGATAATCAACACTGTTTTCTGCTGGGCGAGAAGCGCATTCCCAATTGCTGCCGCAAGATGATTTTTACCAGTGCCAGGGGAGCCACTAAACACGAAACAAGCGCAACCGTTTCCAGAATTATTTAGCCATGATTTCGCCATAGATAGGGCTTTACGTTGCCCATCGTCCTTGACGGCATAATTTGTGAAATTACAGTTCTGATAACGTTCGCGGATGCCTGAGCGCCCGAAGGTTTTCTCCATCCTGGTTCGGCTATTCTCACGGTTTAATTTTTCGGCATGTTTACGGGCCTCTTCCTGCTGCCAGGCCATAAGCTCCTGAGCACTGGAAAATTTAGGCTGAACTCCAGAAGGAACAATCCGCAGGAGTCGTTTCAAAACATCTGACATATCACGCATGTTTACCCCACAAATCCACCAGGAATGGCCTTATCTGGCTTAGATACCCCGCCCAGTTCCTGCACAGGCTTAGCCGGGTGAGCGATCCATTCTTCGTTGAAGTGTCTTGAAGGGCCGAAGAATGTTTTTGCTTGCTTCACAAATTCAGTACCGGCCTTCCCGCTTGCAGAAACGTATTTCGCATAGCGGAGAACCCCTTCACGAATCTCCTCAACCGTAAAGCCCTCCTGCAATCTCGCATTCCAGGATTTAAAAGCACCTGCCTTGTCAGCACCGCCAGCTCGCTTAGGGTATTCAGCCCAAACAGCTTCAAACTCATCAGAATATTTTTGAGCTTTTGGTTTTTTTTCTGGCTTCCCTCCAGTGGGAGCCGAAGGATCTTCCTGTTCCTGTTCCTGTTCCTGTTCCTGTTCCTGATTAAGAAACGGTTTCAAAACCCTTTCGCAACCCTTAAGTTTTGACGCCTCAATATGAGTAAGCGCCGAGGCTATAACCCGCGCCAGCACAGGCTTAACGCATGATTTATCGGGAACCTGGGTAAACAGCCTCAGTGCAGATATCCCCTGATTAGGGTTATCAATCGAATTCCACACCATGAAGTTTCGAATAAGAACCCATTTCGCATCAGAATCGCGGGCTATAAAACCGTTTGCACATAGTTCATCAAACCCTTTCGAAACCCTTTCAAAACCCCATCCTAAATCTTCCGAAACGTATCCATCAGGCAAGCGAAAACACCCGATCATATTGGTGTGCTGACCTGTAAGCAGATACAAAGCCAGCAACCGCGCATCATCAGAAACACGCCTCATATCATCGCTAATCCAAAACGATGTATGAACCTTGCCGTAGTCACGCATAAACGCTCCGGTTACATCAACACTACTTGCTCAACAATAGGAACCAACGCCTGAAGTGTTTCGAGCGCTCTTACCATCTTTTCCGTCGCAGAAGGACAGCGGATCGTTAATGCCGACATGGCAGAGCTAAAAGCCTCCATTGCCTTAGCTGCGGCTAGTTCTGGCGAATTCGGTTCTTCCAGTTCAAGACGCTTTTCCTTCGGTATGGCGCTCAAAGCCACATCAGCCAGTTCGTCGGCCATTTTTAGGTAGCGAGGTCCAGCTAAACTAAAAATTCGTTTAACCCGCTGTTTGGCGTTTTGAATACCTTGCTCATCCGTTGCCGGAGGAATTAGTTTTCCGCCACCTCTGCGCTGATATTCATCCGCAAAACGAACGCCGACTGTTTTCCAGCCAGCCTCATGCGCCCAAGACTCAACGCCAGCGGCTATTTGCTCAACCGTCGGTGTGATTTTCATGCTTCAGTTTCCTTTCCCGCTTTGCTTTACGCTTAGCCAAGCTTTCAGTCTTTTTTGCCTGATAAAACTCACGATTAAATTTCAGCGAGCCGCAAGTAACCACAGCAAGATCAGCTGCTGCGCCCTGGGGGATATATCCAGCTTTAACCCAGCGCGAGACTGCGGCTTGTGATACGCCAGCAATTTCAGCCAGTTTTGTTTTCGTGCCAAAAAATTCGATTGCATCTGTAGTTAACATTCAACTTTCCTCTTACAAGATGGAAAGAAACTATAACTTAACAAAATGAAAGTCAACTTGATTTATATTAAGCGGATGAAGAACAAAACATTAAGTGAACGCTTAACTTTTCGTCGAAAAGAGCTGGGTTTCTCCCAGAAGAGACTCGCGGATCTCGCTAAAGTCTCGTATGTGACGATCTATAAGTGGGAGAATGGAGACACAGAGCCAAAGGGGAAAAACCTTTTTTCCTTGAGCAATGCGTTAAAGTGCACTCCTACTTGGCTATTGTTCGGTGATGATGACAAGGAACCTGTTCCCGCCTCTGACTTGCCCGTAGAGTTAGACGACAGACAGAAACGATTATTAGAGCTGTTTGAATCACTTCCCGAATCTGAAAAAGAAGCGCAAATCAAAGAGTTAGAAGCAAGAGTAGAAAACTTCAATACCCTCTTCGAAGAGCTTTTGAAGGTTAGAAAAAAGCAAACCCAGCCAAAATAAAAATAAAAAAGCAATGTTTTCAATGACATTGCTTTTTTTCACTCCTTAACTTAACTTATTTTAAGCAAAACACTTGTCAGTTAGCTTTCATTTAGTTAAGTTTAGCCCATCGAAACACGCACAGTGTTATCAGCAAAACGTTCAGCCAGCCTGGCTAAAGGGCAACAAGAGGAGAAGAGTGATGGAAGAGAAAGAAATTAAACACATGATCGCGTTGTTACTGGAAGATGCGAAGCGCCTTCAGGAGATTGAACCGAATTCCGGTACAGCGGCACGCATTCAACTGGCGAGGGACTCTTTGGCATCCTCTACGCAGGGACAAACAAAATGCGAAACAGAAGACGTTATTACCGTTTACGGTCACAAAGTGAACCGCAGTTTTGCATACCATGTGCTTGATGGTTTCGCCCCAACCCTTCATCAAATAATAAGGGATTTAACCCTAAGAGGGATGGATCGCAAGGCAGTTGAAGATGCGGCCACGACAGCAGCTTCTGCCGCCGTCGTAGGGATGAGATCTCTTATTCTTCCAACGAAGTAATCCAGCCCTCAGGAACTGTGTATTTCGTGGGTTCAGGCTTGAGTAACTCGATAAATTCGCTTCGTAAACGCTTAACCTCACCAATGAATTTTTTTTCACTGCATATCCAGCCATTTGGATAATTGAGGCGCAAGTATTCAAATACTAATGAATCGATGTTGTCGGCATCCAATTAAAAAATCCTCTTGGGTTGTTGGAATCAAAGAGGATACCACTGCCGCCTGAGGTGGAGATTTGACCAGGCACAAATTCGAAACAGCGTTTCTAAACGATAGCGAAACGGTTAAGTGCAATCAGAATCTTCACAGTAGAGCTAGGCGGTGAAATGGATTTATCGGAATTAACACCAGTTCAGGCAGCACAAAGTAAGTTCGCCATTGCCGCTTTTATTGGTGATAAAGAAATGTTTGAACAGGCGATTATTCAATTCGCTATTGCAACCGGAACAAAGGTTAATCATGACAACTTTATACGCATTAGTTATGACCGTCTTTCTGACTTCAGGAGAGGCACAGGAACAGGTCATTGATATTTATGACAGTCATTCGGAATGTTTGACTGCTGCAAAAGAACAAAATATTGCAGGTGATTGTTATCCGGTAGAAGCGATTATACCCATGAGTCAAGGTGAGATTCCAGCGGGGTATTGATGGACTGCCACACAATAAAGTTATTGCTGAAAGCCTTCGCATTACTTGCAGTTATTTTTTATCTCATTGCTATTTTTGTCTTTCCCCTTTTTGCTGAAGATAAAGACGACAACGACATTTAGTTAAATAGTGTTTTTATATGCCTGAAACATGGCAGGGATTTTTACAACCTTAAGAGGATAAATCATGAGCATCGAATTAACAGTAAGCTTCAAAGAAAATGTAATTGTCGGCAGTCTTAATTGTGTTGTTACCGAGATTGTTGCTGGTGGATCAGTGATTGGCTACATTGCGATTAACCGCGCCTACACCGATAACCGCCTGGTTACCACCATCACGCCATTCACCAGCAATGGTGAACTGAGAGAATCACACTGCCCGTTCTGCGCGATTAAGGTGTTGTTTGCAGAGCACACGGGATTCAACCTCAAATCAGTGTCTGTTGCCGAAGCAGAAGAAAAACCCTCTTCACCGTTTCTTGACGTACTCACAGCGATGTTATTGAACAAAGACTGACTTTATGAAACTGCCCCGTTCTGGCGGGGCATTTATCAGAGTGACCATTTACAAGTGGTCACTCTGATAAATAGAGGAATGCAGATGGATATTACTATGGCGTTTAAACAATTAAGCCTGGTTAACGGTGAGCAAGCAGTAATTAGCGTTGCACCGAGCGCAATGAAAAAAATGGTTATGGATTTGGTGGCGAATGGTTATCTAACCACTGAGGATTTAATTATTTTTGCAATCGGGCAGTTGAAATTATGTGACCAAAAACATCTTGACCTTGTTTTACCAGACAACGTTTTGAAGAAATTAACTGATACCTTTGAATCCGTAAAAAATGGAGAGAACAATGACTGACAAGAAAATTTTCATCGCGGGTTTTTTCCCCGATAAAAATTCTGAAAAAGAAGGCATTAAACGCGTCGCTACCGCGTTTAATGCAAAGGATATTGAACGGGCTACTGCTAAAGCTAACTTTATCTTTCTGGAAGAGTATGAGCACGCACAGGATGCGGCTTATAAAATGCTTATTTGTGAAGACACGCCTGACGTTCCCTCCCGCCCTTCTCGCGGCGTTTGGGATACGACATTTCTTTATGAATACGACTGGCCTGAAGATATCGGCCATCCTGTAAAACGCCAGGCTGAAAAAGTCGATTTCGACAAACTTTCTACCCTCACAAAAATTGCCGTTCTGGTGAAATACGACTCAACCGAGATCACTAAAGCGGATCTTCCTGCCGCGCATAAACTCACTCAGGACGAGGCAAACACTTTTGAAGGTCATGTTGTTGAGGCTATCAGCAAGATGCCTGAAATCGCCAATATGCACCCTGAGCGCATTCAGCACGTAATCGGCTGGGTCGGCGCTAAGTGCGATCACTCTGCGAAATGGCCTGAGATTCAGAAAGAAATTGCAGCCTGGCAAAAAAGACAGGAAGGAGAGCGCAAACAAACCGGTTCGTCAAAATCGGTGGTCGATATTGCCCGCGAAAAAGCCGCAGCCGAAAAAATCCGTCAGCAAAACCCTGTTCATCTTCAGGATGACGATTCATTAAAGCGCAATATCGCGCTGGGTCTGGTTGCTAAGGCGATGGATTTCGACATTCTCAACCCCCCTGCGAGCATCGTTAACCGCGCCCGCGAAATCATAAAGCTGAAGGAGAAACCCTTCCCTGCATGGTTCGCAGCAATGAGCGCGACCATTGGCATTTACGAATACTCCACCGTCCAGATCATCTACAGCGTGAAAATCTCGCCTGAAGATATCGACAAAACCACTGGAGCTATTCAGGGGCACATTAACCACACGTTTACCGAAACTGACCACGCCAATCCCTCCGCTGAAATGCTGGCCATCGCCTGCGGCTCACCAAAAACTGACGAAGGTAACAACAATGAGACCAAACAGAACGAAACGGGCGCAACTGACCCACTGGACTCTTCAGCGTCAACGACTGGCACAGTGGAACCGGAACGCAATGGCAATGACTCAACAACGGGGCCGCTGGAAACTGCGCCACAGGTAGAGCGTACAGGCCCGTTTTACTTCCTCTTTGCAGATGGTGAAAAATTCGGACGTGCTAACAAGTTGCCTGGTCTTGAAAAAGCGCTGGCTGATGGTGGTAAGGAAATCAGCCAGGAAGAATACACAGCGCGTAAGAACGGCACATACGAAACTCCTGAGATCGAGCAGGAAAAAGTTGATGTGGAGATTGGTAAACAACTGGCTGCTGGTCGCGGGGAATATGTTGAGGGAATAAGCGACCCTAATGATCCGAAATGGGTGAAAACTGAAACCCAAACTTCAGTATCTGAAAAGGCTACCCAGAAAGAAGCAAAACCTGAATTTATTCTTCGCGCTGACGAACTGGAGAAAGAGCTGGGCGACAGCGATAACATTTCTCTCTGGAAAGGTGTCATGCGCACCAACCCGCGTTACACCAAAGATATGGGCGATCTCGGCTTTGGCGGAACCGCAATAAATGCTGAGTATATGATCATGCGTGCCACTGAGAAATTCGGACCAGTTGGCATCGGCTGGGGATGGGAAATTCTTGAAGACAAGATGATTGAAGGCGCACCACTTACCGAGAAAATCTTTGAAGGTACTAAGTTTGTCGGTAAACGCACCCTGCGTGATGCCGATGGTTCGTTGATGTTCGAACTGAATCACTATATTCGGATTGGTCTTTGGTACATCAAAGACGGGAAAAAAGGCAACGTTCAGAACTTCGGTTCGACTCCCTACCGCCAGTCAACCAAGAACGGTATCCATTGCGACAGTGAGGTTCATAAGAAATCATTGACCGACGCGATCAAAAAATGCCTCTCAGGTCTTGGCTTCTGCGCCGATGTTTGGCTGGGTCTGTATGACGACGCTGTATACAGAGCCGAAAGCGCTATTGAATTTGGCCTAAAGGATGCAACTGATAAAGCCGATGACTCAACGCGCATCCGTGAGGAACTTGACGAGCGGTTTAAGCAGAACGTTGAAACCATGCGTAATGCAGTCTCTCAAAATGAAGTCTCAAAAATTGCGAGCAGTCTGACGCGAGCAGTGAGCATTCATTTAAAAGCCGCCAAAGAAATTAACGATAAAGAATACGTCAAATATCTGGAGGGCCGTTTACGCCGTCTGGAAGATATTAAAGGCGAATGCCTCGCCAAACTGGAGGAAAAAGCATGAGCAACCGCACTATTGATTTAGCGAACGAAATTAGCAAGGTGCTCGCTTTGGGCGAAAGTGGCGAAATTGATGCGCAGACTCTTGCTGATACTCTGGAAGGTATCGAAGGCATGATCGAAGATAAATTCGATGCCACGATGTCGGTTATTAAAGATTTTGAAGCTAAACAGGAAGCCTGCAAGAAGGAAGCAACCCGTTTAACTGAAAGAGCTAAACACTGGCAACGCCAGGCCGGAAGTCTGCGCCAGTATTTGCTTGAGTGTTTACAGCTATCTGGCCGCAAACAATTCAAATCGACGCTTCATACTTATTCTGTAAAAAAAGGCTCCGTGTCTTTAAAAATTGTCGATGAAGATTCAATCCCTGATGAATTCGTTGAATCGCGCACACAAGTCATTAATGAAATTCAGAAGGATAAAATTAAACAAATCCTGACAGATGCGCTAAAAGCCACTGAAGATTTACGCGAGAAAGGTGAACCGGTGCCCGAGGAACTTTTAAACAAAGTGCCTGGTGCCCAGGTAGAGCGTGGATCTGAAACTCTTTCGGTTCGATGAAACAAAGGGCCGCTATGCGGCCTGTTTCGGGGGCTTATATGTTCGTATTCAGAAACGAAATCATTGAAGAAACAAACGACGATTTACGATACCCGCGCAAGCAGTCTTTGAATTCTGCATCTGACTATACAAAAGAGATAGTCGCTGGCTTATCTAATCGTCGGAATCTGAGAAAGAAAAATGTTTCAACTAACACGCGGTAAATCTGTTTTCAAAGTGCGCCCTCTTCTGTTCAGCAACAGTTTTAAATGGGCGAATGTAAAAGTAGTTGCAACGTTGCGTGGAAATTACTACGGACGTGAGGTTAAAAATAATGGCTAACTCATTTCGACAAATGACACGCGGCGGCGTTATCTCCCGTACTGATAATGGCATGTTTATTCATCTGGATGATATTCACGTCAAACCAGGCTTTAACAAGCGCCTCGATGATGAACGCACACGCCAGGCCGATGATGACCTGTTCCAGTTCCTGATGAACGGCGGCAGCGTCCCACCTCTGGAAGTGATTTCCCGTGATGAAGGTGGTGTGTGGATTGTTGAGGGCCACCGCCGACACCGTTGCTATGAGCGCTGCCGTAAAGCGGGTAAGCCAGTTAACAAAATTCACATAGTCCAGTTCGTTGGTGATGACAAAGAACGTCTGGCCCGAATTCTGACCTCCAACAACCAGTTAAGCCTTTCAGAGCTGGAACAGGCCGCTGTGGTAAAAGAGCTGGCATCGGCTTTCAATCAGTCGGTCGCAGAAATAGCCGCTCTGGTAAACAAGTCAGAACCGACCGTTCGGAACCTGCTTACCCTGGCTGGTGCTAACCATGACGTGAAGCAAAAAGTACAGGCTGGTGAAGTATCCGCAGGTGCTGCCATCGACCGTGTGAAGGAATTCGGAGAGAAAGCTGGCGACGTGCTTGAGCAGGATAAAGCGGTTGCCGTCGCTGCCGGAAAGAAGAAAGTCACCCGCAGCGTCATAGCCCCTGAAATCAGCGTGAAGAAAGCCCGCCGACTGGTTGAGCTGATCACACTTGCAGGAATCGACGAGAGCGGCGCCATAACCCTTTCTGGCGAGCTTTTAAGAGAAGTACAGGAAATCATAACCGAACAGCGCGATATCGAAGCACAGCGCAGCAGGGCCGCATAATGCCAATTATTAAACTTACTGAACGAGCATCGATTGAACGCCAGGGTAAATTTGGATGGGAACCCAGCACCGTATTAGAACCGGTTTATGTTGTTTCCGAGCATATTGAGTCTTTCGCCTGGCATGGGGCAACCGCTCTAAAAATGGCATCAGGAGACAGGCTTATCGTTACGGAAACACCCGAACAAATAATCTCAATGATTAAAGGCGGCGCTAATGAAAAAGCTAAAAAAGAAAGGCTCATTAATTATCGTCGCTGGCTCCATAGCGCGGAATTAAACGGGACAAAACTGATCGCTTATAACTGCCCTAAATGCCTTGAGAAATTACAAACCACTGAAGCGCCTGAAGGTGAAACGTGGGACACGTTTTCCAACTGCCCTTTTTGTGGATCGTTACTTTTTAAGGTCACAAAAGGGGCCGAAGTAAAAATTGAATTGATAAACAATTTAATTAAGTGATTTTCGTAATTCAGTTTTGATGCCCGACCAGCTATACATTGCAGGTCGGGTATGAGGTGACTCATGACCAAAAAAGTTTTGCTTCAGGATTGGGCTAAAGGTCCAAACGGATTCGACTACCCACAGAAACAATCCAGGCTTAATTATCTGGCGAAAACAGGTCAGATTTTCCCTCCTGCTACAAAAGATGGGAGGCGCTGGGTTGTCGATGAGGATGCCATTTTCATTGGCTGTGTAGGTAAACCCAAAGTTTCTCAGAATCTCCCTGAAGCGGCGAAAAACCTCGTGGAGAAAGTGATCAATGGCCGCACCTCGTAAGCACAATATCGATATCGAAAACCTTTACGTGAAACTCGATAAGCGAAACAACAAAGTTTACTGGCAGTACAAAGATCCGTTCACACAAACGTGGCAAAGCTTCGGCACCTGTGAAGAAACCGCAAAGGCGGCAGCTTTGGAATTGAATCGACTGTTCGCTTCCCAGCAGGTAGAACAGAGTTTTGCCTTGATCGATCTTGCCAAAAAGAAACGTGCCGGCAACGGAGTCGACGTTCGGTTCAAGGATTGGGTGGAAAAATACCTCTCACTACTGGATAAAAAACTTCAAAAAGGAGAGCTATCCAGATCAACGGTAGAGGGCCGTAAACGCGCAGCTAACCTCCTTTGTAGCCGAGTGGCTAATACACCACTTAAGGAAGTAGGATCGCGCGAGATGGCCGCCATTCTTGAGGAATTTATTGACCAGGGTAAATTCAGCCAGGCCAAGAACATCAGATCAGATTGGGTCGATATTTTTAAAGAGGCTCAGTTTGCAGGAGAAGTGCCCCCTGGATTCAACCCGGTCATAGCGACACGAAAACCTCAGATAAAAGTCACCCGAGCACGTCTGAAGTTGGAAGACTGGATGCTGATTTTCGAGCATGCGAAAAGACATGAGTCACCCTGGGCAGTTAATGCGCTGATGCTGGCCATCGTCACCGCGCAGCGCTTATCGGATATCCTGAAGATGAAATTCAAGGATATTAAGGACGGATATTTATACATCGAGCAGGGTAAAACTGGCACGAAACTCGCCCTTCCCCTTTCTCTTCGTTGCGAGGCAATTGGCCTGTCACTAGCAGAAGTAGTTGATAGATGCCGGGATAATGCTTTGAGTCCTTACCTCGTCCACCATATCAGAACGACGAAGAAATACAGGTCAGGCGATCCAATCAACAAAGCCACAGCGAGCACCATGTTTGCACGTTGCCGTGACCATGTCGGTATTGTTCCACCCGAAGGAAAAACCCCGACGTCGTTCCATGAACAACGCTCTTTGTCGGAACGTTTATACGAAAAACAGGGGATCGATACTCAACAGTTGCTGGGGCATAAATCAGCAGCGATGACGGAGATGTACCACGATGAACGCGAGGATGGATGGACGTTTATTTCTGCTCAGTAAGTGAGCTGTTTTGGGGAAGAGTTTTGGGGGGATTTTGGGGAAGAGGTTGCTAGGTGGGAAAACTGTTATAGGTAAATAGGTCAGGTCTGTCTCTGCAACCCAGAGCTGGCGCGGCTTAGAATGGCATCGACATAATTACATCGCGGAGTTTTGCATGTTTGGTTTGGATGCTTTTCACCTTGCGCGGATACAGTTTGCCTTTACCGTATCCTTCCACATTATTTTCCCGGCGATCACCATTGGTCTCGCCAGCTATCTGGCGGTGCTGGAAGGGCTTTGGCTGAAGACCAAAAACCCCGTCTGGCGCTCGCTGTACCATTTCTGGTCCAAAATTTTCGCCGTCAACTTTGGCATGGGCGTGGTGTCCGGGCTGGTGATGGCCTACCAGTTCGGGACCAACTGGAGCGGATTTTCGCAGTTCGCGGGGAGTATTACTGGCCCGCTACTGACCTACGAAGTGCTGACCGCCTTCTTCCTCGAAGCCGGTTTCCTCGGGGTGATGCTGTTTGGCTGGAACAAAGTCGGGCCGGGGCTGCACTTCTTTTCCACCTGCATGGTGGCGCTGGGCACCATTATTTCGACCTTCTGGATCCTGGCGTCCAACAGCTGGATGCAGACCCCTCAGGGGTATGAGATCGTCAACGGCGTGGTGGTCCCGGTCGACTGGTTCGCGGTGGTGTTTAACCCCTCCTTCCCCTATCGTCTGTTCCATATGTCCATTGCGGCATTCCTGAGCAGCGCCCTGTTCGTGGGTGCATCAGCGGCCTGGCATCTTCTGCGCGGTAACAATACGCCCGCTATTCGTCACATGTTCTCCATGGCGCTGTGGATGACGCTGATTGTTGCGCCAATTCAGGCGATGGTCGGTGATATGCACGGCCTGAATACGTTAAAACATCAGCCCGCCAAAATTGCGGCGATTGAAGGTCACTGGGAAAACCCACCCGGTGAACCGACACCGTTGTTGTTATTTGGCTGGCCAGATATGGAGCAAGAGCGCACCCGCTATGGGCTGGAAATTCCGGCGCTCGGCAGCCTGATTCTGACGCACAGCCTGGATAAACAGGTGCCAGCGCTGAAAGATTTCCCGAAAGAAGATCGCCCGAATTCGACCATCGTCTTCTGGTCATTCCGCATCATGGCGGGGCTGGGAATGCTGATGCTGCTGTTAGGCGTTGTCGCCGTCTGGCTGCGCTACAGACAGCGCGTTTATACCTCGCGTCCTTTCCTGTGGTTCGCTCTGCTGATGGGACCGTCCGGCCTGATCGCAATACTTGCCGGTTGGGTCACCACCGAAGTGGGTCGTCAGCCATGGGTCGTTTATGGTCTGCAACGCACGTCAGATGCGGTATCTGCCCATGGCGATCTGCATATGAGCGTAAGCCTGCTGGCCTTTATTGTCGTCTATACCTCGGTGTTCGGCGTTGGTTACAGCTACATGGTGCGACTTATCAAAAAAGGTCCGCAGGAACACGAATCCTTCCCGACCGAAAACGATGGCCGTCCTGCTCGCCCGCTCTCTGCCGCCAGCACTGAATTTGTGATTAAGGAGAAACCATAA